GGGGCGCTTTCACCCAGGTCGCCGCAGCTCTCGCCGCATCCTACGCCCGCACCTCCGGGACAGCCCTCCCGGCGGCGGCGACCGATCGGCAGGCCATCGAGCTCCCCGCTGGTGCCGATGTCTACCTGATCCTCTGGTGTGCGGGCATCGGCGCTCGGGTGCCTGACGAGGTTCCGAGCATGGCGGCTGCTGGAGCATCTTCGACGGTGATCATGGGGACTACTACTGCGGCTGAAGATCCGCCTGACGTCGAAGGGTCCGTTGAAGTTACGATTACCCCGAGGGGATGGGGCGGCGCAGGGGCAGGAACTCCTGGCTTCCTTTATCTCTCTGGAGGCGGCGGTGCAATTCTTTATGTCACGGGAGGAACGTGGCGGGCTGCACTCGACGGTACGACCGTTATGGATTCGGGTATTGCTCCTGTCGATGGCACGGCTCATCACATTCGACTGCGTTGGAAGACTGGTGTCGGTATGTCGATGGAGGTCAGGACTGCTTCGACGATGACTCTTCTTGCACGAGTTGACGCTGCTTATGATGGGTCACTCCAGGCAGCGGGAACTTGGCAATTTGCCGATAATGGCGGGTCTGCGGCGAAGGCTAACTTTGTAATCAGGCGCGGTGGGGGCAATTGATGAAACTCGTCAAGCGTGTTTCGCATCCTCAAGATCCGTGTGCGATTGATCAAGGTGGCGTGTGGCTCGTCGATGATTCATGCCCTGGGACTAATGCGACGAAGGCTCAGGTCGACGCTGTTACGATTCCTCATCCTGACGGGGACGGACGTAAGATGCTTCGGCAAATTCCAGCGGGTACAATTCTGATCGAAGTGTCGAATGGGAAGTCCGTGCCTCATGGGGGCGACGCACCGAAAGAGACTGAGGCGAAGACGCCAGAGTTTCGTTCTGGCTTGAACGACTAGTTTGTTCGAGATATGGAGTCTGACGATGCAGTCGCAAAGTCTTTGCCGAATCGTGCTTCTCTGTGTTGTTCTATTTCTTCTTGGATCTGATTGCGAAAGAGCGAGGATTGCGTCGTTCGACAACGGGCTTATGAATAGAGATGGCGTCGAGCTACATGTCTGTTCGTATCCGATTACGATCGACGCTGATGTCACTCTGGAAGATCGTTCTGTACTGACGGACGCTGTTGTCGTCTGGAATGACTGGACGGATTTTGACGTTTTTGTGTTTGGGTCGGACGACCCTGATGCAATGGTGAGCGTCGGCTTTGCGGGTTACGAAGACGAGTTGGATCTTACTACGGTCGATTTCGATCGAACAGGATGTATTCTGGAATGTTCGATCATACTGTCGGCTGATATTGCCTACGACAGAAGTACGCTGAGACAGGCACTACTTCACAGCATGGGCCACTGCCTTGGACTGGACGACGATCCAGGCCCGCCGGAAACAGTAGATCTGCGTTCCGTCATGTCGAAGCCACTCGATCCGCTGGGTGTTCTCACCGATCACGACCTCGAACTTCTGTAAGGTCGTCTAACCAGTTATTCAGAGTCGTCCTCTCCGAGGATCGAATCGATGTATTCTTCGCGAGTCATGCAGTTGATGATCATGTTCGTCTCGTGACTCTTGTTGCACGAGAGATCTACGATCCAATCATACGTCGGCACAAGCTCTCGATAAGGCATCCAATAGTAAATCGGGCAGTTGGTCATCTTGCAATCCCATCCTCGGCCACCTTTCTCTTCTTCTGACAGATCCAGAGGACGGTCGTCGAAGTTGTTGCAACAACGGAAGCACTTGGCTCGGAACATGTCGGGAGTTCCTGGCCAAGACTTTGATTTTGCTCGGCGTGATTGGATATAGGCCGTTTTTGTCATCCCAAGTTTTTCGAGATTGGCGCGGTGCTTGGTCGTGTACTCGCCGAACAACCACGAGTAATCTGGAGTCATGGATCTGTATGGCATCTTCTTGTATAGCGGACAAGACGCTACTTTGCAGTCGACTTGACGTCCGTCGGAGTATTCTGCTCTGCAATCGCAGCACATGGATTTGATGGCAAGGGTCGAGCTTGGTCGGCGGCCGGTCTTCATGATTCTTCTCCTTATTCTAGTTGTTCGAGTGCATGAGCGAGATATTTGTGAATGTACGATCGAACCATGTCTGGAGTGACGTCCATCAGTTTCGCAATTTCGGCATTCGACATGCCAGACTGTTTCAATCGATATGCAATTTCCCTCCTCGCCATGGACGCCGCTTTGATGTTTGGGCGCATGATCGTTTTTGAGATTCCGTATTTGGAGCAGACCTCGTCGATTATTTCCGAACTGCTCATCGTGGAAGTTCTGACGATTCCTTGTGCAATTTGTTGAGAGACTATTCGCTGTATGATTGTTTCGATTGTGTTCACGATTTGAGATATGGACGAGGATGCTTCTACGAATTTTTCTATTTCGTCGACGATTACAGCTCGATCGTCATTTGTCAGTTTCGTTGAGTATCGCGTCGATCTCTCGGTCCAGCTCTCGGGATCGACGTAGTCCTCCGGTTGTAATTCCTCCGAATACGCAGTCGATCGTTTCGCTTTCGAGGCTCGACGATATTCGGAGGGCTTCGTTGAGGCTCGCGATGGTTTGGAATGCTTGGTTGATTTCGACGAACTTCGTGCCATCGTCGTTGCTTTTGTCTGGATGATGTTGTTTGGACAGTGCTCGAAATTTTCGTTTGATGATGCAAGTTGGGTCTGTGATTTTTACTCCTAGAATTTTCGCGGCTTCTTGAGGTGTCATTCGGCGTCCTCGATTGGATTATATTGGGTTGGTCTTTTTCGAGGGACGAAGAACAGACACCGGATCGCGGTCAATGAATACCGATCTTTAGAGAGCAATTTGAGTTTCGGACAGTTGCCACGACAGGCCATGATGCACTGGATGCAGAGATTTCGATCTTGGGAAATTGATTTTGAGAACGCCCAGGTGATCCCTGGATCTGGGAGTCGGATTTTTTTACTGGTCATTCGAGAACCTCTCCCCGTGGTCGGTTGGTTGGTTGTCTAACCGGTTAGACTGAATTGAGCAGTCTTATTCTTATAATTATATACGACGTCATATAATCTAAAATTGATATGGCAGATAAAATCATAAAACGACCATTGAACGATCCGAAGAGATCGCGCAACATTGCCGTTCCGAAGAAGACGCCAGGAGAAACTTCCGAGATGCGTCAGCGGCGTGAGATGCTCGAGGAAGCACTCATGCGTGCGTGTATTGCGGAAGGGATGACTCGTGACGAGATATGTGTTGCGCTTGGAATGAATCATCATGACGCCGGTCTTGTCGAGACACGACTTCTTGCATTTGACGCCCAGCGCGAGATCGTCAAGACGGTTCCTCAGAGATTCTACGAATACGCCATCAAGCAAGAACAGTGCGTCAGGGATCTCGACGGAATCGTCGAGTTCGCACGGGACGAGATCAAGAATTATCAAGAGGATCGAAAGAGAGCACTGGCGGAATATAGCGACGATTCGATGTCGCTGAAGAAGGCTCTTCCAAATCACCCTCCGATCGGTGTTGCCGTACTCGCCATCAAGGCGAAGTCTGCAATATTTGATCAGACGATCAAGACAGGCCAAGAGCTTGGGATTGTGCCGAAGAGAGCGAAGGAGGTTCGTGTATCTGGTAATATCAATCTCGCGGCTCTCCCAACCGACTCGCTCAAGTCGATGCTCGAGAAGAAGCTCAACGAGATGAGCGTTCTTGTTACGGAGGGGCAGATCCCACAGACTTATGTCAAGATGATGGAGAAGAACAATGAGCAAGCAAGACTATCTGGAAGAATTCTTGACGACGGAGGATATGAATCAGGTGATTCTTCCAGAGAGGTGGACGTCGGAGAAGAATCCGTGGACGGGGAAGACTCAGACTAGTACAAGACCTCGTGTAGATCCGTCGATAGTAGCGCGAGACTACCCCAAGGGCACGAGGAAGGAAGATTACGACAAACAAGAGATCGCGATTCAGCGTGACGCGATCATCGAGTCGATTCTCGATCTCGACAAGACGAAGATCGAATATCTTCGACGATTGATCATCGAAAATCGCAGGCTCGATCTGCTCATGATGATTCTTGGGTACCGCGTTCCTGCACATCAGATTGTCCTGTGGAAGTTTCTCGAGAATCGTAAGTTCGGACTTATCATGGCGCCTCGTGGTTCCGGCAAGAGCACGTCATGTAATATTTGTGCGAATATTCTCGAAGCTATTATCAACCCCGACATCAGGATTCTCATTGCGTCGAGAGCCGAGTCGGCTGCTGCTGCATTTCTCTCCGAGATCAAGGGTAACTTTCTCAAGCCTCAATTCATCGAGTTGTTCGGAAATCTCAAGGGTACGAAATGGGACGAAACACGATGCGACGTTGTCGGGCGAACGAAGCACACGAAGGAGCACACGTTTACGATTGCTGGAGCGGACGGAGCGATTACGTCGGGGCACTTTGACAAGATTACGCTCGACGATATCGTAGACGACAAGAACTCGCGAACTGAAGCGATGCGAGCCCATGTTCGCAGGTTCTTCAATAGGACGCTTCTCCCGACACTCGAACCAGACGGAACGCTTCATGTCATCGGCACGAGATACGACAACGACGATCTTCTCGGCGATCTCTCTGAGAAGAGCGATATGTTCAAAGGTAATTCGTTTGTTCTTCCAGCCGTCTTCGATAAGGAAACGCTCGAGCCTGTGGAATTGATTCAAGACGACAAAGGAAAGTTTCATCCTCCAGAAGGAGCGACGTGTTGGGACGAAGAAGGATTCCCAATGTCGAAACTTCTCGTCCGACGCGCCGAGATGACAGTGACCGATTGGGAACTGCAATATGAGAATCGGGCGTCTGAAGCGTCTGGGGATTTCTTCAACACGAATATGTTCAAGTATTTTGACGGAGACGCGAGTGAGTTCATTACGTCGCACGGTCTTGTCGTATGGTGTGGCGTGGATCTGGCAGCGTCTCAGAAGGATACTTCGGACGAGTTTGCCATCGTTACTATTGGAGTCGTACCGCACAAATTTGATATCTACGTTCTCGACACGTTTTCTGGACGGTTTACGTTCACACAGCAACTCGATGCACTGAAGAAGACGTTCGACAAATATCAACCGATGAGAATGTTCGTCGAGGCGAACGCATATCAATCAGTTCTCGAGTCGACGGCGGTAGAGATCTGGCCACAAATCAGAACTATTCCAATTTGGACCACGAAAGACAAGGTCACTCGTATGAGGGCAATCCAGATTTACTATGAGCGCGGTCAAGTGTACCATCGTAGAAGCAGATGCGCGAAACTTGAGGGACAGCTCGTGGGGTTTCCGAAGAAGAAACTCAAGGATCTATGTGACGCTTTGTTCTTCTCAATCAATGGCGCATTGTCGAACGCATCGAAGAAGCGACGAGAAAATGAGCCAGGACTGAATTGGGGAGTTGGAATGGGGCGTTGAAGTTTCGTCTAACCGGTTAGACGACCGAGAGGAATTTCATGTCTGGTGTGATTTCTGCGAATACGGACGAGAGTGGGTTCAATCTGAAGGTTGTCGCGTTCGACAATATTCAAACGATGAGAAAGGCGTTGACCGACGAGCGTGAACGAACGAATGCTCTGTCGGACGATCCGTTCGTGTCGATGTATTCGTCTGGTGGGAGTCTTGCGGCGATTGAACCACCGTTCGATCTTTTCTCGCTCTCTGTGATGCCTGAGAATTCGTCTCAGCTCGCGCCAATTATCGACGCGATGGAAGTCAATATCGAGCGACTCGGATATCGTATTGTGCCGAGAGATGGAATTCCGTCTGAGGAGACTAATTGGTCGCTATCTATGAAACGTGAGAGATACATTCTCAGGAATTTCTTCGCGAATGCTGTACTCGAGCCGACGATGACGTTCACGTCGATGCGTGGAGCCATTCGACGTGATCTTGAGACGACCGGGAATGGATATACGGAAGTTCTTGAGAATCTGACGACCGGGAAACCGGCAGGACTGAATCATCTTCCGTCGTGGACGATGAGGCTGACGAAGGAGGATGAACAGTTTACGGATTGCATCGTTCTTAGATCCGTTCAGAATGAAAATGGCGAATGGACGATCGAGCCATTTCCTTACGCGAAGAAGTTTCGTCGATTTGTTCAGATCTCGTCGACTACCGGAAAAGCTGTATACTTCAAGGAGTGGAATGATCCGAGAGTTATCAGTCGAGAATCCGGCGAAGTGATCAAGAATGGTTCCCCGAACGATCCTCTTGCTGCTCACGCGGTCATTCACTTCAAGCTCTACTGCACGAGGAGTCCGTATGGTCTGCCGAGGTGGGTCGGTAGCCTCATGCCGATCATCGGCAATCGATCGGCAGAGACGATCAACTACACCACATTCAGGAACAACAACATTCCTGCGTTGATGATGCTCGCGACGAACGTGAATATTACCGACGCTTCGATTGGTAGGATTCGCGAGTTCATCGAGCAGCAGATTTCCGGCAAGGCGAATTATTCGCAAATCTTGCTCGTCGAAGCCGAGCCCATGGGCGAGGGGATGCGCGATCCTGGGACGATGAAGCTCGAGATCAAGGAGCTTACTCAGGCGCAGCACACCGACGCCATGTTCAGAAACTACATGGAGTATAACGACAACAAGATTCGTCGTTCGTTCAGGATTCCTCCGTTGCTTCTCGGAGATTCGACCGACTACACGAGGTCGGTAGCTGACACGTCTAAGCGTGTTGCAGAAGAACAGATGTTCATGCCCGAACGCGACTTGAACGATACGATCTGGAATCAGACGATCGTGCCAGCACTCGGCGTGGCGTCGATGATACTCAAGTCGAACACTCCTAACGTAACCGACAACTACGAGTTGACCCAACTGCTGTCTACGGCTGAGAGAAGCGGCGGTCTTTCTCCGTACATTTCGAGGATCGTCGTCGAGGATGTTCTCGGCAGGTCACTTCCCCCGCTTTCCAGCGACATTCCTGCTGACGTGCCTTTCACGATGACGATGCTTCAGAAGCAACTCGACGCGGATCTCGCTGTTGCCGAAGCTGGTGGAAAGAACGTTGCTACCGAGAAGTCGTGGACGAAAGACGACATTCGGAAGCAACTTGAGGTTGTGATCGATCTGGCCAAGGGCATTCCAAATGCTCCTCCTGCGCTTGTGCCCGCACTCGAGTCGGTAGTAAACTCTATTTGATCGGAGAATCGACCATGTCGGACGAGACTGATATCGACGAGAACGTCGAGGAGCGCATCGTTGGAGGAATCGTACTTCGTCCTCAAGAGAGCGAGGACGAAGTGTCCGATCTTCAAGGCGACTACTACGACGAAGAAGAGATCTATTATGCCGCGCACTATTTCATGGAAGATTATTGGAACAAAGGCGAGCATGGAATGCGCGTCATGCACAAGGGCAAGATTGTCAACGACAAGATTCGCATTCTCGAGAGCTATATTGCCCCTGTCGATTTCACGGTCAAGATGCACAAGCTCGGCGTTGACGGAGACGATTATTCCGTGACGAAGGGATCGTGGATCATGGTCGTCAAAGTGCTCGACGACGAGTTGTGGGAAGATGTGAAAGATGGTGGGTTTGCAGGATTCTCGATTGGCGGAACTGCTAAGGTGGAAACGATTGAATCGTGAATTGAACTTCGACTGCATTTCGGATACCATTGGTGTGTAACCGGTTAGACGGTAGGGCGATATGGCAAGGCGAGCGAAGCGATCACTGTCAGAAATCAAACCAAACGAAGTATCGCTTGTTGATACTCCCGCTACAGGCGAGCCGTTCTTTGTCGTGAAGAGACTTGCGACGACCAATTTGGAAATCGAGAAGAAGAACTCGGAGGAGAGTGTGATGCAGAATGATAAGCCCGTGGAAACGCCAGTTCAGAAGGGCTGGTACGAGGGCGAATACAAATCGAGCCCCGAGGAAGTAGCGACCGCGATTGCCGACGAGGCGAGATGGCTCATCACCAATTCGGTGTGGCTCAATCTCGATACGAAGGATCTTCTTGCGAAGATTGCTACCACTGTCAATTTCCTGCTCGATCTTGCAGGTACGACGACAGAGGCGACCGGAGACGAGCCCGTTCAGAAGTCATCGAGCGATACCGAGACGATCTTCAAGTCGGCGCACGAGAAGCTCGCGAAGATTGCCGGTGAGATCACCACTACCAGGATCATGCCGAAGAGTGATATCATGGACGTGGCGAAGATGCTGCGTACTGTGACCGGAACGAAGGAGGAGATTCCACCCTCGCCGGTCGAGAAGAAAGGCGAGGAGGAAGTGATGAAGTCGATGCTCGAATCTCTGATCGAGATCACCAAGGGTCTTCAGAAGGACATGACAGAGCTTCGCGAGAAGATCTCCAAGAACGACGAGATGGTCGAGGCTGTCGGAGCCACGACTCTCACTGCGCCTGCTCCTGTCGAGGCGAAGCCGACCGAGCCCGTCGCGACAGAGACTCCTGTCGCGCCTGACGCGGCGACCGAGCCTGTGCAGAAGTCTGCTGAGATCGTCGAGCTGACGAATATCGTGAAGGGACTTCAGGAGAAGATCGCACTGATCGAGAAGACCAGGGCGACTCCTGCTGGTTCTTCGGTCGACGCTACGAAGAAGACGACTGTCGAGAAAGCCGACGAATCTTCTTTCGCCGGATTTTTCGGCCTCAAACGCTGAATCGTCTGGGACCGAATAGTAGTTGTAACGGAATGTCAGGTGTGTGAGAATTTCAACTGAGGCCATGGAGAGAGTGAAATGACGAACGAGGAACTCATTCAGCAGGCGATTCAGCTCGTGGAGAAGGGTCTGATCGACTCGTCCACAATTGCGACCGCTGGCAAGCTCAACCCGAAGCAGGCAGAGCGGCTTCTGACTCAGGTCGTGGATCTGACTCAGCTCAAGGGCAGCGTCCGTGTCGTGACGTTCACGAACGAGACGATGGAGATCCACAAGCTGAACATCGGCTCGCGTGTCGCGATGAGGGCGTCCGAGGCAGTATCTCCCGCACTGCGTCGTGGTGTGAGCACGTCGAAGATCACGCTGACTCCTCGCGAGATCTGCGTGCCTTTCGAGATCACCGACACCTTCAACGAGATCAACCTCGAGGGCGCGACTGCCGAGGAGACGATCGTTCGTCTCATGGCGACCCAGGCTGCGAACGACATCGAGGAGTTGCTGATCAACGGCAACACGCTCGGTCCTGCGAGGCTCGAGTCTGATCTGATCGACGGCGGCAGTGCGACCGGCTACATCGTCGACGACTACATGAATCTTTTCGACGGCTGGCTCAGGCTTGCCGACAGCGCCAACCTGTATGACGCTCTCGCCGCCGACATCTCGAGCGCGGTCTTCTCGAAGATGTTGCTCGCCATGCCGCAGCGTTTCCGTCGGAACAAGGCCGACCTTCGGTTCTTCGTGTCCACCGACCACGAGCAGCTCTGGCGTGAGCGTATCGCGTCGAGGGCGACCGGCCTCGGAGACGCGGTTCTCCAGAGCCAGGACGTCATTCGTCCGTTCGGCATTCCGCTCATCGCGGTGCCCCTCCTCGACAAGCAGCCTCGCGTGGTCGAGCATCTGACCTTCGGAGCGGCTCCTGCGTCTCAGACTCTTCGGTTCCAGCCGATCACGAGTCTCCAGATTCACGACTCGACGCTCGCGTCGGTGCCGACGACTCCGTATGTGCTGACGACCGACTACACCGTCAACACCACGACTGGTGTCATTACCACGGTCGGCGGCGCCGGTATGGCGGCTGGTGGTACTTTCAAGTGTACCTATCTGCCGTATGGCCAGGCTCTCCTCACCAACAACATGAACCTCATCGTCGCGATCGGCCGCGACATCAGGCTCGAGCGCGATCGGAACATCTATCGTCGCGTCAACGAGTTCAACATGACAATGAAGGTCGACGCGAAGATCGAGGAAGTTCTCGCCTGCGTGAAGGGCGTCAACATCGGTCTGAGCTGATCTCTCTCGCCTTTCAGCGTCTAACCAGTTAGACGATTTTTCAAATATCACTCGACAAATTACTTCTTCGCATATAATGTGTGTGAAGGAGGACAGTCATATGGCGCGAAAGCTGAGAGGGCCCGGTGTTCAGATGTCTGGCGAGACGCAGGTTGTACAGGGGACTCTTCCTGCTGGCGAAAAGGCGATCGTCGTGACGCTTCAGGAAGCAGCGTCTTACGAAAAGTGCGGTATCACGTTTATCAAGGGAGTGCCGCAACGAGTGTCGGCTTCGATGCGCGATCTCTTCGACCATAGCCCATGGTTTACCGTTCGAGAAGACGCCTGACAGTGCAATGTTTCTACTTCATCTCCGCAATGGGACGGTCGTCAAGTCGCGGCCGTCTGATGACGTAGAACAACTTCGGGTTCTCGACAGTTTCGGGATCAAGAAAGATCTATCTCGAGTCGCCATAACCAACGACAGGGGAGGCAGACTCGACCTACCTTCGATCGAGCGACACGACACGATCTGGCTTGACGGAATATTCGACGGAGATTCTCTCCGAGGAGAGTCCGTCAATTTTGTCAGGCGAGGGCGTTGCTACCGTTTTTCGATGTTCTATTCGGACGGTCGATTCGTCGTCGAGCTTTTCTAATTATTTCTTTTCTTTCGTGTAGATGATATCATCGATACAGGCGAAGTCTCATTTGTCGTCTCGTCTTTGAAGGAGATATAAATGGCAGAGAAACATAAGATTCCGTCATTGTTTGAGGATGACGCCGAAGATGAGACGACAGACGTCAACAATTTAGAATCTGTATATGGCGGTTTTCTAAGACATCTTGCCGAACATAGCAGCAAGCTAGAATCTGCCATGACGAAGTTTTCCGACGAGACACGCAAGAGCATTGACGAGATGTCCAAGGCTATGACCGGTATTGCCGTTCAGCAGGGAAGGATGGACGAACGGCTCAATCATATTACAGAAGAGATAAAGAAGGATCACACTTGTCTCAAGGCGGAAGACATCAAAGCGCTCGAGATTTCTGTCGGCGCTGTCGTCGAGCAGAGAACGAAGAAGCGAGACGAAGCCAATCGTCGTAAGTGGATTGTCATTCCGATCATTGTGACTATTACACTCGCTATGGTTCCTGTCGTCGTCAAGGGCGTCTATCGAACTTATGATGTTTTGAACATTGTTCAAGATCAGTCGAAACAAATTTCCGATCTTCAAAAGCGTGTGAATTGTAAAACTGATCGCGAGTATGAGCGTATCGATGACGATACTCCCTGAGATAGTAGATTCTGAGGTTCTCGTTCCAGAACGAGTGAAGGTGGACGAGCCGATACCGAATATCGCGGATCTTGACGTGACTCAGGAGCCGATTCCGAATTTGTATGATGCGAGTTTGGTTGCTCCGTCGATTGTTACATTTGACGATTTGACTCCAACGATCGTCGACGCCGAAGAGGTTTGATACATGGCGACCGTGAAACTGAGTATCTACGTTAGCGACATTGCGACTGTGATCGCGTCATACGATCGAATCATGGTCTATCGGTGTGCGACGAAGACCGGAACGTACACAGAGATTACGTCGGCTCCGACGAGAATCGTTCTCGTGTCAGGGACGAGTCTTTATTCGTATACCGACACGACAGCACCGTCTACTTCGTATTGGTACAAGACTTCGTATTACCATTCTGGCACGGCTCTTCAGTCGTCTTTGTCTGCTCCGTTTCAGGCGATCGACGGGGGACTCTATTGTTCGGTACAGGACATCAGAGACGAAGGAATTTCTGTCTCGGAGCTTTCAGACGTTCGTGCGATCTTGCTCATCAAGCACTGGCAACAGTGGTTTGACTCCGCAACGAGAAACTTCTTCACGGTCAAGGAAGCAACCGTAGATATTGACGGGAATGGAACGTCGTATCTGCATCTTCCAGTTCCGATTATTTCTTGTACGTCGCTCTACATCAACGACGACATGGCGAATGCTGTCGATACGTCGGAGTATCGAGTTTACAACCAGCGCGGGCCTGTCGTCGACGACAGGCACAACCCGAAGATTCGTCTGACGTCTGGTAGCACGTCCAGCGTGTACACGACTGGCTCGAGTGGCATCTTCCAGAAGGGACTGCTTCAGCGAATCGTCGGTTCTTGGGGATACGTCGAGCCAGACGACACGACGCCGATTCCGGTGCAGAGAGCCGTCAAGATTCTCGTCGTCGCGACGTATCAGACGATTGCCGAAGGTGAGGTCGACCAAATGGTCATCGGCCGGAAGGTCGAAGAGGTGACAGACAGGCACCGGATCAAGTTCGCAGATCTATACGACAGTCTTTCGGCGTGGAATCCAAGCGGATTGACCGAGGTGGATATGGCGATCAGGATGTACAGGTCGCCGATCAGGGTCGACGTGGCAGGCTCGAGTGATTTCTCGTTCGGCGACGTGTGACGAAAGTTGTCTAACCAGTTAGACGGGAGAGTGGCATGCTGCCGACGTTGATTCATCCTGTGAAGGTCACGCTCGAGATTCTCGATCGCGACAACACGTTGTTCGATCCGTATGCCAGAGAGCCGGTAGGACAGGCTATCAGAATGGGCGAAAGCCCGAGGACTGGAAATCGCGTCGACATCTTCGGTCAAGTTTCGTACTACTTCGCAAGTGCGAAGCTCGACAAGGCGCGGTTCGATCGCGAAGGTGTCGTCGAAGAGACGATCGGATACATTGTATTCAGGTTCGTCGACATGCGGCGACTCGGGCTCGTGACGTACAATTCCGACGGATATTTTTCGTCGTTTACGTTGAAGCGTGGAGACAGGATTCTTTATCTCGGGGATCGGCAGGTCGATTTCTACGTCGTAGGGTTCAAGGACTTTGCTCATTATCCGAAACTCAATCAAACTTTGATCGAGGTTGATTTCACCGATCGAGCGCCAACACATCAGCAGGGGAATCTCTGATGCCGACGATCAATACGAATCCATTTCGCGTGACGTTTAGGTTTCATCCAGACCCGAACAAGGTTGCTCGCGTTCTATACGGTGATCTTCCAGATGCGATCAAGAAGCGTGTCGTGGCTTCTCTTGCGCGATTTGCTTTTGACGTGAAGCGAGCCCTCGCGAAGAAGCTCGACGGATCTGCGTCAGGTTGGCCAGCGAACAACCCTCTGTGGAAAGCAGCGAAGGGCGGCAAGGGAGTTCTCTATAACACAGGCGCCGACTTGGTTCCGAAGATTCGTTCCCTCGTCAGGAAGGGCAAAGGACAGAATTACGGCAGCGTCGAGGTCGGATGGTCTGGAAACGTTCAGACGAACGAGACATATTCTCAGAAGACTGACAAGCAAGTCGCCGTCATTCTCAATAGAGGTAGGACTTGGCAGCCTTCTGCGAAGCAGCGACGAGCGTTTTGGGCTCGAATCCCGAAAGAAGATAAGCCGAGTAGGTGGGAAGATACCGGCGTCGAGAAAAAACAGTATTGGCAAATTCCTCCTCGGCCATTCATTCCGCAGGTACAGAACGATCCCGTGCTCAGGGCAAAGTATGTTCGTATCATGAGAAATGCGGCGCAACGAGCTGCTGCCGAGATTGCTGCCAAAGCAAGCAAACTTGGATGAGGTAGATCGATGGCTATGAAGTTCATGGGTCTGACGTCGGTCGCAGAGACGTTCGACTTCATCAAGCAGTTCCATTTCGCCGACGGATATGGAGAGGACTTCTCTCTGATCACATATTCTGACACTACAAAAGTTCGTCGATCGCCAGACGAAGCGTGCATGAAGCTGAAGCGAGATGCTACGACTCAGTTGTTTCCAACATATCCAGCGACGCCGACGCTACCAGACGGGAATATTTTCTTCAGGACGAGGACGACAAATCCTCTCGCGGCTCGTCGACTGAAGATGCTTGAGATTCTTCCAGAAGTTCAACCTGAGTTCACGTCGGTCTATGTACGTCTCTACAATGGGACAGATGCTTATTATTGGAATGGAACTGCATGGGCTGTTGCTGCCGCTGGCAACTGGAATACCGAAGCTGAGATCAATGCTCACATCACGACGTTCAACATTCTACCGAACAGGCAATTCGGAGTAGTCGTCAATCTCAGAACGACGGATGGAAATGTTACTCCTTCGGTATCTGAGATTCGAGTTCTCATGGAAGTCGAGATCGACTATCTCGAGGACATCATCTTGAGAAGTACGGTTCCCGCGATTGAGGCCGCGATTACTCCAACTACGAATCTCGGTCAGATTCAGCCATTCACGTCGGGAGTCACGACGATAGATCTCGACGACTATCGAAAGAATGTTCCGTACAATATCATCGGGATCAAGGGAGTATTCGACTTCGACGCGGACCCGAATCTTCTTTATAACTTGTATCAGTCGTTCGATACGAGCACGAATGTGATCACGCTGAACGCGACGCTTCCATCCGGCCACAAGCCGCTTGTCGTAGCGAGATATCGGCCGGAAGTCGTGGTCGTTCAGAATCAAGATTGGTACGAAGTCGAGAAGGTGCCGATGATTCTCGTTCAGAGAATCGAGATTCCTACAGAGACGTCATATCCCGTCGGATACGACGAGGGTATCGTGGACAAGGGAACGTACAACGCGGTCGTCATCGAGCGACCGATTCGTGCTACATTCCAATTCAAGCTTCACGGGATCACGGCTTCTCTTGTCGATCATCTCAGACTTACGTCTGCTGTCATCAGGTTCTTCGACGACAACGAGTTCATCAGATCGGTCGGACTCGACGAAAACTATCGTTGCAGGCTCGTGAGTGAGGTCAGGGATATTACAGGAGGAGATAGATCTGGTTTGTATGTGTTCTGGTGCGACTTTTACATCTACGATGTTCGTATGCCGATGAGATCCACGACCACGAAGGCGATCGAAGAGATTCATGTTACGTTCAGTTCGCCGCTGATCAGTCTTGAAGATCCAGTTCTCGGAGGCGAGGAAGTTCCTTCGACGACGACGTGGGACGGTGGTATCACATTCACAACTCATACGTCAGACGGACCTTCCGAATGGAGTGAGACGATCGAGATTCCCGACTGAGCTTCTGGATGGTACAATTGCTCGTGTACGATAAGACGTCCGTGCTACAATTGGGCGTGTAACCGGTTAGACGAAGGAGCGATTCGATGGCAGAAAGAATCTTTGGTCCGATCCGAGGAGCGGGCGTCCAAGTTCGGGAGAAGGAAGCCGAACGGAATCTCGTTCCGGGAGTTCTCGGATCGACGGTCATGATGGGTGTGTTCGAGCGCGGCAAAGAGAACGACATCTCCATCATCCCGAGCAAGCGAAGTCTGCTCAGGAAGATGGGAGGTCTTCTCGATCCGGCCGACTTCAACGCCGCGTCGATTGCGTCGCTCGAGGCTCCGCTTGCTTGCGAGCACTACTGGCAGCACAGCGACGGCGCGGGGTTCATGGTCTGTTTCCGCGTATGTCCCGCGACGAATTCGGCGTCGAGCGACGAGCGTCCGACCAAGTCGACCATGGAAGTTTATAGCCGTGGAAATGTTCCGGTCATCATCGCGACTCTGACGGCTCATAATGGTGGACGGTGGGCTGGTCAGTCGAAGACGTATCTTGGGCGACTGGCAAGCCCGGCCCCGACGTTTCCTTCGGCCAACAGTGTGACGTTGGACGCCATCGCGGCGAAGACGTTCCAGAAGGACGAGTTCAAGGGAGCGACACTTCATATCCACGACATCACGACCAAGACGTATATTGTTACGTCGAATACGACGACTGGTACATTTACGGTTGGAGCAGAAGAAGATCTTCCTGCTGACTGGCTTGCTGCCGCTCCTCACACCGACTACGGATGCACGATCTTCCGCGACGACCACAACTATCGCGGCGAAGAGAAGTATCTGTCGGTGGAGTTCACAGACGGCGGGCTCGATCCCGCTGTGTACTTCGGTATGAAGGTTGCCGTGGATGGTCAGATTCTCCTCAACTATGAGGATCTGTCCATGGACACTCGTTCACCCTACTACTGGGTGAACGTGGTCAACAACGATCCGAACAACGATCTACTCACGGTTACGGAAGATTCTTCTTTCGCTCTCGATCGAACACTCGCGTCGACCAGACCGGGAAATCGTTGCGGTCTGTCGAAGACGTTGACGGCTGCGACGCTCGGCATTGCCGATCCGTATGTTGTCAGAAATACGTCTGCTGCGTGGGTACCTGTGATCACCTGGGACTCGTGGGGCACGACTGTCGTTCCTCAGTATGCGTGCATCGAGGTGACGACTGGTAGTGTGCCTGGTCCGATCGTGTACACACTTCACCTTGGGTGTAAGACGATCGCCGACGCGATTGCGACTCCTGTCGTGGCACAGCGATCGTACACCGATTGTCCCATGGCGTCGTCGGTTCCTGGCGTCGCCTCGACTCCTGCTCACGACGACGAGTATTTCGGGAAGGTGACGGTTGCGGCGGGAGCTGGAACTGCTGTTGTCGGGGACAAGGTCGTTCTCGCACTTCGTCCTCTTCCCGTCAATGGACTCATCGGCGGGAAGGTCAATCCCAAGACCAGCCTCACCACGGAGTACAGCATCATCTCCAACACGAGGACGACTGTTACGGTGTCGACCGTGGCGTCGCTGCTCACTGCTGCTGTGGCGACCGATCCCTATCTTCTTCGTTGGCCAGAGCGGTTCAGTGGAGGATACGACGGCTACATCACTGGGATGACCGCGAACGACTACACGTCACTTCTCGATTCGGCGATCTCCAAGCTTCTCAAGCTCAAGACCATGAATCTCGGGCTGGTGAAGATGTCGGTTCCCGGCATCGGGAGCGTCGACGTATCTCCGTACACCAACTCCATCGCCATTCAGCGAGCGGCGAGAGATCTCTGTCTTGCCTACAACTGGGAGTACAGGGTCGAGATTCCAGACGAGTATACGTCGGAGGCCGACGTTGTTGCGTGGCTGAAGACTTTCGGTCGCATCGACCTTTGCGTGGCGCACTTCCCGACGTTCGCGTACATTCGCGATCCACTGGCTGACGCGGGCTCGGTGTCTCAGGACAAGCTCGTGTCGCTCCAGGGTATGATCCTTGGTCGCGAAGCCTACGTCGCACAGCAGTACGACGGCTATCACAAGGCTGCGGCTGGCGTGGACGTCACTCTGCCGTTGGTCATCAGGTCGACTCATCTCGGAAAGGCCGACGATCCGATCCGGGTCAACGAGGAGTATCTCAACCCTGCGGGCGTCAACTGTCTGCGCTGGGCGACTGGCGGGAACACTGTCATCGTCTGGGGAGACAGGACTCTCGACACGACGACCGCGATGCGCTGGAAGCACAAGAGGGAGCAGCTCTCGCACTACGAGAACATTCTGCTCGAGGGGTTCGACTGGGCGATCTTCCAGATCAACGACGAGGTCATGGACGCCGTGATCGACGGAGTGCTTTCCGACTTCTTCCTCAAGGAGTATCGCAAGCGGGCTCTGCGAGGGTCGAGCTTCAGGGGCGGGACCGATCCTGCCTGCATCATCAAGATCGACAAGGAGAACAATACCGACGCGACCAGGGCGCTCGGGGAGCTGAACGTGGAGGTGAGCCTCAAGTTTGCTGACACGGTCGAGCGTCTCAAGTTCCTCATGGGAGCGATGGGCATCACCGAGTGACGTGAAGATGTTCTATACCGCGCTCGCCGGGAATCGGCCTAGACTTCTCGGCGAGCGTCGGTGTAGAATCAATTGTGTAACCGGTTAGACTAGGTCAGAGAGAAGGAGAGATCATGGCAAGCTCGATTCGTAGGTACATCGGTTCTTTCGTCGGCGCGCTTGCGGACGTCACGATCGCGACGTGTCCGTTCCAGCCCGAGGAGATCAGGTTCGTCGTCAATGCGGCAGGGCAGTACGGTCTGAAGACCAGCCGGATGCTCACCAACGTCTACGTTTCTCACAACGGTGCCGACACTGGCGTCACCATCACGTCTACCGGCTTCGTCGTCGCGAATGGCGCGGACGTCAACAGTAACGGCGTCACGACTCACTTCGTCTGTGAAGCGGCGTGATCTGAGACGAGTTCGTGTTTCTGCAACGTGAAATTCCAACCAACGAGGTCACATCATGAAAGGCGTCCTTCTTCCAGATCACATTCCCGCGAACAACTACGAGTTGATCATTCGCGGGATGCCGCGCCTTCTCTTCACGAAGCTCTCTGGCATCGAGGAGGAGTTGGACAAGGCCGAGCTTCCCGACCGAACCTCTGCTTCTGGTGGGCACACCAAGGCGTTCGAGTTCACGGCTTCCATGCCACTGCATCACAGGGTCGAGATGCAGGCCATGGAGCAGTGGTTTCTCCAGTGCCAGGAGCCCGTTGCGCCGACGTACAAGAAGAACGGTACGTTGGTCATGTACTCGATCAGCACAAGGACTCGCGTGTCCTATCAGATCGTCGGTGTCTTCCTGATCAAGCGCAAGTTCACTGACATGGAGATGAGCAACGTCGGCGATCTGCACGAGGTCGAGTGGACCTTCAGCGGTGACCAGTTGATCGTCGTTCCCGGTGCCTGATCCTACATTTCGCGTTCTCTGAAACTCTCACAAGCCTCGCGAGAGGTATTTGGAGGTTCGGTCGATGGAAACCAGACGTCTGTCTCTTGACGATCTTTTGAACAATGATGTGATCGAGAACGACCAGGACGACAATCGTTGTCGATGGTGCGATACATCATTTCAGCTTGACGAGTCGAGGTGCCGTGTCTGTCGGATGCCGCGAAAGTATCGGACGATGTCGGAGATGGGTCCGGTGCTTCCGATCGGAGTGAAGACTGGCGCGACCTACAACAGATCGTTCGAGGCTGTTCCCATCACCTTCGCGATCGAACGGGACATCAGGAGGAAGTGGGGAGGAACGAAGAACATCACGGTGTCGGATTACACCGCGACAATTCTTGCGTTCACGATCAAGACGGTGGGTGGAGTATCTCTGGCGTCGAAGTCTTACGACCACAAGCTGCTCATCTTCAGCCAGATGTACCAAGCCGACGTTCTTTACATGTACGCCTATGTTCGGTACTTGTCGCTCGGTTCGCAGATGACGATCAAAGGAGTTCAGTGCCCGAAGTGCCGCCGCGAGTTCGACTTCCCGTGCGATATTTCGACGATGGAAATCGTCGAGTTGTCGCCGGATCTTGTCGAGCGAGAAATTGTGCTCGAACATGGGTTCCGAGTCGGCGACAAGGTCAAGAAGAAGCTCAAGGTCGGGCCTCCCATGTGGTTTGCGTGGGGTAATCGTGAAGTCATGAACAACCCGACCGCTCTTGACTTGTTTGCCGCGATGTTCTCTTCTGGCGTCATTTCGATCGAGGATACGCCGGACGGAATCACCATCTCAGACAGTGAGATGATGCAGCTTTCTAAGGTGGACATCGACATTTGTGAAAGTGAGTTCGGTCGACTTGTCGGCGGTCCTCAGTGGGAAGTGTCCGGGAATTGTCCTGCATGTGGTGGGAAGTTCTTCTTCTCGCTGGATTGGTCGTATGACAATTTTTTCTCTCGTTCTTACCGATCGCGAGTGCCGAAGAGTTGATCGAGCACATGGTCACGTTAGCCTACGCTTCTCGGGGTGGGATTGTTTTGAACGTGACTGACATGACTCGTCATGAGATGATGGTAGCGATGGACGTCGTCTACAAACTTCGTAAGCAAGAATCGAAGCACTCATTGTGAGGATTCCATGGCTACTCAATCGATCCCTCTCGACATTCTCTTCGGTGCGAAGGGAGCTGGAAGTGTATCGTCTCAATCTCGAGTTGTAGCCAATTCGCTCAAGGGAATCACCGGAGCGACAAGAATGCTGCGAGCCGGTCTACTCGGGATCGGCTCGATGGTCATGGGGGCTCAAGCATCGTTCGTCGTTCTTGGTCTTGCTGTCAGGAGAGCAGTTCAGGCGTATTCGGCATATACCGACATGCAGGCAAGGCTCCGCACGACGCTTGCGACTTCCAACAGAAATATTGCAGTACATCAGACACTTCTTCGACAACATGCCGAATCGGTCGGACGAGATCTTGGATATTCGCTAGTCGAAGCGTCCGACGCGATGAACACGCTCATCGAGGCGGGCATGAACTCGCACGAAGCGATGAACGTGTACGCTCATGGCATGGAGCTTGCTCGTATCGGTAACATGAGCACCGCCGACTCGATGCGGTTTATGACCGACACGATGGCGATCTTCCAGCGCGAGCGACTTCGCGGTGGGACCGGTCCTGGCGAGGGGCTCATCGAATTCTCGGGCCGCATGGCAGCTCAACTTGCGGTCGCGGCAGCGAGGTCTTCGACCACGATCGAAGAGTTGCAGGCATCGTTCAGGATGGCAGGCTCCGAGCTTGCGACGTTTGGTTATGATTCGCGTGAATCGATCGCTGCTCTTTCCGCGTTGTCTACGGTCGGTATTCGTGGAAGCACGGCGGGCTATCGTCTTCGGTCAGCGATGGTCGCGTTGAGAAATCCTGCAAGACGAACGATTCAGACGTTTGCGGACATTCGAGGTATATCGTTCCAGCAGGCAGAGCTTGAGTTCAGGAATCTGACGGCAAACGCCGACGGGTCTGCTGCTACGCTCACCGAAACGATGGAACGACTTCAGGCGATGTTCCGACAGGTAGGAACTGAAGCCGATCGGCAGAGGCTTGCGTCGAGAATCTTCGGTCGAAGCTCTCTGTCTTCTGGTGCTGGTCTGGCAGGATTGACGTCGGTCGGAGACGTGACGAGGAGGATTTATTCCGAGATCTCCGATTCTTCGCGAGTGGCGGCGACGTGGGAGCAGATGAGACAAGAGCGTATGCGCTCGTTCTCTATGCAGGTTCAGCAAGCTCGTCATGCCGTGGAAGACTTTGCGACCGCATTTGGAAGTATTCTGTTTAGCGGTCTGTCGACAGCCAACGAAGGGTTTGGAGATTATCTGCGTCATCTGTCCGAAGGCGTGATGCTCATCGGTGAATTGAACGGAAGTAATCGCGAGGCTCGAACTCGTTGGCGTGCGTTGTCGCCGGAAGTTCGTCGGAATGCGGTATTCATTCGCCAGATCATGACAGATCTGACCCGGTTGATCAGAACTCTTGCGGAAGTTATTCCTCCTACGGTCGAGTGGATTCGTGAGAACAGAAATCTCGCGATTGGACTTGTAGTGGTTTCTGGAGCGTTCGGAGGAGTTGGAGGGGCGATTACCACCCTTGGTCCGATTCTTGTTCGTGGAGCGGCAGCACTTTCAGCTTACAATGCAACGCTCGGTACTGGGCCTGGATCGTTTCTTGGTTCGACTCTTCGCAGTCAAGCAGCGACGATTGCTCTAGCGGCTGGAATTTTGTATGCAGGCAACGCTGCCGTCCAAGCTATCTCCAACGTCGCTAAATCCATGCCTGGAATGCGCGAAGAGTACGAGCGCCTCGACTCCGCTCTCGGCGACGGCGTCATGTCTGGCATTGAGAATATTCCAGCTATCGGCGACATTGTCGCGAACTTGGTTCGTCTTGTCATGCTCATTCCAGAAGCAGCTCGCGCCCTCGGAATGAGTGTGAACACAGAGTCTCTTCAACGTAGTCGTGCTGCAAGAAATTCGAGATCTGCTGGCGTTATTGCCGAAGAGCAGGCTGCTGTATTTCGGAGATCTGGACTTGCTACTGGAGACGCCACCGTTCGCGGCGCCGAACAGGCGAGAAGCCAGGCGTTGATGAGATGGGCTGCGTTGGCGAACGTTCAGGGCATTAGAACCAGAGATCAAATTTCACAAGCGTTGAGAGCTGTCGGGTATAACAGCCAACAATTGGAACAGGCGACGACGCTCGTTCGTAATGAGCAAATGAGAATCAACAGGAGCGGCGAGGGTGGAGGGTGGCAATTCTGGAGAGGGACGTCGGCACAAGAAGTCGCGGGAGACTTTGTCGCCGAAGGACAGTCGTTCGATTCGGCGTTGACCATAGCTTCTACTCAGTTGAGAGAGTTTGCGAATATCATCAACCAAGCCAACGATCAGTTTGGTCTTGGAGGAGAGGGGCAAAGATCTCCTGTCGGGTCTAGTTTGCAGCATCCTGTTCAAGATGCGTATGTCAGTCGAGGAGGACTCGTCAATGTTTCCAGCGACGATCTCATCGTGAACAGGTCCAGGCTTGCACAGGTTATTTCGGCAGGACGTGGAGAGCTTGCAGGGTTGGCGACTGGAGGGGGCGGCAATGGCGACATGACGATCACCGTCCCTGTCGTCGTCGACGGGCGGGAGATTGCCAGAGCGACTGGTAGAGCACAGTCGAGGCAAATGGAGCGAGGTGGGGCGCGACTCGAACCTGGACAGAGAAGGTCGCTGCGCGAAACTGGCTCTCGAAGGCATGTTGGATAACTGGTTAGACGAGGGAGACGGACATGGGCATTTCATTCAACGCTGATTCAGAGCTTAGGCAGTCTCCGTTTCCAAGTGACAACGATCGTCTAAGAGAAAATCCATTTCAGAGTGACGACAGTCAGCCGAGAAGCAGCGAGCGAACTGCGTCGATTTCCGAGAGAGCGAGAAATGTTGTCGCGTGGCATATGGTCGTCGAAGAAGAGACGAACGACGACAATCTGACTTACGGAACGAGGATTGTCGGACAATTCCCTCCGACCGATCTGACGAAGAATGTCGGCGCGACGATTGCGGACGCCGGGGCTTATGGACGTGAGAATCCGATTGTTCAATGGGTGGCCGGCGAAGCTCAGACCATCTCGTTCAATGCCAAACTCTGGTCGTCGAATAGAGACGACCAGACAGCAAGAGACAAGCTCGCGATTCTCGAACTTTTGACAAAGCCTGTCTCTCCCATGAATCGTCCGCCTGTTGTCAGGTTCTTCTGGGGAGAAGCTATTCCTGGTGGAATGGCATGTCTTGTTCAGTCCATTGGAGGAATTCAGTATCTCGACGTCAGATCGGACGGGTCTGTTCGAGGAGTGGATCTTCAGATTACATTGAAGCGTTACGTCGAATTTCAGATTCAACGTTCCGTCGACACTCCCATGGAGCGAACTCCGAAGTACGTCGTCAGAGATGGCGATACTTACGAGATGATCGCTTATAGGAGATATGGAGATCCGTTGCTCGGGGTTGCGTTGCGTCAGATGAATCCGAGGTTTCCGATGGAGCCGTGGGCTCCTGCGGATTACGCGGAATTGCAAGCAGGCGAGTCGATCAAGCTCTATGACAGATCGGACATTGATAGTCATGGTGTGAAGCCAGCAAGCCACATCATGAATCTCAAAGATCCAGTGACCGCGATAACGTGGAGATATTATTTCAAGAAGCGTGGTTCGCACATCGGCGTCATTCCGAGGAGATGATCCATGTCTTTCGAGGCGTACCAGATCGGGACTGTTCTCAATCTTGATTCTAGAGACTTTGCCGAAAAGTATGGCAAGGCGATCGGCCCATTCTTCAAGATTGAGATTAGCGACACGTCGAACAGGATCATTTTCTCCGCTGAAGCTGTTCAGCAGGACGGCGGATACGATCTAAACGGTCTGATCGTGACGAGCGTCGAGTGGGAGGAGAACGACTGCCAAGCGGACATGATGACGTTGACGGTTCAAAATCCCGACGTGCAACTTCAAGATTCCAGACTATTTGCGATTGGGAATTCCATCGATCTGTGGATGGGATACGACGGACATCTTCCTGATTACATGGGGCGCGGAATCATTGTCGAGAGTGAACCGACGTTTTCTTCTGGATCGATGTGTACCATCAATGTGACTGCATATGACATTGCTTATTTCATGATGGAAGAGTCTCGTGCCGAGATCGATACCGACGGTACTCAATGGTGGGAGCGTCGTCGTGCTCCGCTTTCCGAAGAGGAAGAACGCCAGATCCAGGTTATCGTCAGTGACGCGATCAGAGATTCGGAGAGAGATAGAACTGAAGATGTCGCGAATGCCATGAATTCCGCGCCTGGATCTGGCGCGGAGATGGTCATTCCAGACGAGACTATCGACGAGAATTATCAGACTGCGGACATTGAGCGTAGCGTTCATTTGCATCAGTTTCAGCAGCAACTTGAGGAAGAAGAAAGACAGCGACGCCTGGAAGATCATCCGTTCGAGATGGCGAGGACGTCGTCACCGTCCAGGGGAAGACGCGGAAGAAACGGCAAGGTTTGGAGAGATAAGACCGACTCGCAGATTGCGATAGCAATTTTCGAGTCGTATGGAATTGTTCCATACGTCGATTCGTCGGGCGAACGTAGTGCTCGGGGGTATACGAGCACGGTCGAGGTTGAGGTTCGAGGCGAAGTTTTCAGCGACGCCCACGCCGATTCGCGGTCTGAAGCAGAGCGAACTGCTCAAGAGCAGCAAGAAGGACTTGGTCGAGTGGTTATGCGGCCTGGCGCCGTCGACGACGTTGCCAATACGACGCCGCGCCCTCTCAATGAAACTGAGACTCATATCTACACGAACACGAGAACTGAGAGTCGCACAATCGAACATGCCGGAAGACGGGTGGTTCAGAAATCTGGAACGACTGATTGGGAATTTCTCAAGCAGCTTGCCTCGGATCACGGCTACATCGTCTTCGTGTTCTACAGCTATGAAAACGGTCATTGGTGCGGTTATTGGGGCCCGATGTCCAACGTACCGCAGATTATTCATTACGAACTCAAGTTCAATCATTTGGACTTCTCGACGCTTGAATCGTTCCGTCCGAAAGAATCTCTCCGAGGACAATCTACAGAGATCGATTTGACGTATGTAAATCCACGCGATCGTCGTCAGTACACGATGCGCGTTACGATGGAGAACATCTCGAGATATTCGACTGAGTTTCGAGGACCGGACGCTTCTCGGTTGATGCAAGATCCGCTCGGCTCTGGTCCTGAAGCGGTTCTTATGATTCACGGTCAGAGAGTGAGCGTCCCTCTCAATAGATCGTTCACGGACGCAGAAGACGCAAGACGGTGGCTTATGTCATTCTGGATTCGCCACGCTTCAGAGTTCTGTGAAGCGGAGGGCAAGATGATTATCGGAGTTCCAGATGTACATGCCAGGCATCGACATAATGTGGTCGGCGTCGGACGTTACAGCGGCGCTTATTTTTTTACGAAAGTAACGCATAGAATGGGTGCTGGATCGGCATATGAGACGACGTTTTCCGGGTTCAAGGTAAATGACATGATGTTTCAGACCGCGTCGACAGACGACGTTGCGGTTGAGACTGTGTCGATCGGCCATTCGCGTGCAGAGTGGCTTGCTCGTCTGTGAGTTGTCTAACTGGTTAGACCGTCGAGGTGCGCGAAATGGGAACGAAAGAATATCACTGGGGTCACGTTGTAGACAACGCGGACCCCGAGCGGCGCGGCAGGCTCACGATCATCTGTCCGACCATTGCCGAAGACGACAACCTCGAATGGGTCGAGCCGTGTTTCCATTTCGTCGACAGTGCTGGAGAAGCTGGTTCTTTCTGGATTCCGACTGTTGGATCGATGGTCGAGGTTGAGATCGATTCGTCGGCGGACGGCGGCGGAAGACCCGAACTGAATCCTAAGTGGCGATGTTCGATCTATCCTGACGGAACTGTTCCAGGTGAGTTTTCGGACGAAGACCACTATCCCGAACGTCGTGGATGGAAAACTCGCGCAGGGCACGTCATGTACTTCGACGACTCGAACGGCTCGGAGACTTTCTATTACAAGCATCCTTCTGGGACAGAAATTCTCGTGGACGACGCGGGCACTATCAAGTTGCGAGGAAGTGTGGAGATCGGAGTCGATCCGTCAGAACCGTGTGTTCTTGGAACTGCGTTGAGGACATACGTCAACGCATCGATCGTCAATATTTTCAACTCCCACACTCATGCAGGACACGGAGTCGCTCCAGCGGTTCCCATGACAAGCATGAGCACGACTGTGTTATCATCGACGAACAAGGTGAAGTGAGATGGCGACAGGACTGAAGATGCCGATCAAGGTCACGCCGAGAGGTGGGATCGAAACTCACGACGGAGCTTCTCTGAGGAAGCAGAACATCATTCTCGGGATCACGCCTGCGTCGAGCACTCATCCGTGGAACCAGCAACTCACTCCTCCGAACAACGCGATTTTCAGTGTGGCAGACGAGTCGGTCCGAGATCTTCTCATCGGGCACATTCAGAAGTTTTTCGCCGAACAAGAGCGTCTTGGACTTACGAAATTGCTCAGAGGATCGAATGGCGTGAAACTTGTCGCCATGTCGAATGGGGAGATGAGCATCTCGATCAACTATATCGATCTCGAGGATAATACCTCGCGTTCTGTCTCTGTTCAGACCGGGAAGAGGTGATGACGTGGGAATTCCTATCAGAGAGATCGTCCGTACACCGGACTTCCAGTATGCCGCCAATTACTTTCCCGAGATCGTCGCCAGGCTCAGGCGGCTGAATCGCGTCTTCGTTCCTGAAATCACAAACGAAGATCCGAGGGAGCCGTTCATCCAGCTTGAGCGAGCGTTTGCGCTCATGGCGCACTACAACGCTGTGTTGCTCGACATCGTCGCGAACGAGTCGTTTATCGAGACGGCGAGGATGCCTCAGTCGGTCAAAGAACTGCTCAAGCTGATCAACTACAAGTTGCTTCCGGCGTCTCCCGCGACAGTCGACATTCTCGGAGAGCTGAACAAGGTCTACACGGCAGCAACTACGCTGATCGAGTCGAACAGAAAGTTCGCGACGAGGAAGACGTCGAGCACGGACGAAATCGTCTACGAAAATCTTGAGAATGTCGAGATCACGAATCCGACTGACGAGATTACTTATGTCTACGGGGCTCAGAGAATTGCCAGCGGCGTATGTAATCTTTCGTCGACGTATCCAGACATTCTCGAGTGGGTGTCAGGAGATCCCTTCATTCTCGCGCATCTTGATTGCACCTTGAGTATTACCACATCCATGCTCGGGAATTTTTGTGAAGAGAAGACGATCGTCGAACTTCTCGACTGGGACGCAGGTATCCCTGGGTATCGTAGAATCCGTGTGTCGGAAGGCTCGTTCATCGAAGAGTCTGGAGCAGAGTTTCAGATTTTCGATACGACTGCGAACCTTGCAGCCAACCTCAATGCGGGGATCGTGTCAGATCCATTCGCGACAAATCCGGGACTGAACGACAAGATCTACATTGGGCACAGCGACGTTCTGTGGGATCGACTTGATGTTGACGTTGACGCTGCGACTGTAGCTGGTGCGAGATTCGTGTGGGAGTTCTACGACGACAGCGACACGACGTATCATCCCGACGCAGTTGTCGTGAATGGCCTGTATCTTGAATTTACGCTGACGACGTTGATGGGGACGACGATGGCTGTCGGAGGCGTCGTCGAAGTGATGTACGTTCCGACCGGCGCCAAGCATAACGGGCTGGTGTATTTCAGCACGTCGCTGAACAAGGTTCGAGTTCCGACGTATTTCGGTCAGTCCACTCCTTCGACTGTTGCCACGAATTATGTCGTGTCTGCCAAGTGGCGTCCTGTCGATATTATTTCTGACACGACTCTCAATGCGATGTCGTCGCTCGGCCAAGATGGTGTCATCACATGGGCGCTTCCGCAGACGTCGGACGACAATTGGTCGAGAGCGATTGTTCATGATTATCCCGGCTCGGCAGATCGCGAAGGATATTTTATTCGTGCGAGATGTACCACCAGTACATTTCCTCCTGTCATTGCCGGTCCTGTTCTGAAGCAACTTTCCATTCACAATGGAAAGCAGTACGTCGTGTTCGACGCTTACCAGGGAATGTCGGTGCAAGACGATCCGCTCGGGTCGTCCGACGGAACTGCAAATCAGGAGTTCACGCTTACCAGAAGTCCGTATGTTCTGAATTCTGTCAGATGCTATGTCGACGAGGGCGGCGGCCTTGTCGAGTGGACGTACAAGACGTCGCTCTTCAGATCTTATTCGTTCGATCGACATTTCACAGTCGACATGATGACAGACGGGACAGCAAAGATCGTCTTCGGCGACGGAATCAACGGTAAGATTCCGATTGCTGGTGCCAACAATATCGTCGCGACGTATCGCATCAACGCAGACACCGACGGAAATGTCGGCGCCGGTCAGGTAGTCGTCAATCGCGACGGAGTCGGAGTTTTCCGCAACGTGACGAATCCCAGGGCAGCACGGTCGTGGCAAGAAGCTGACTGGGCTTCGATGGAGTCTCTCGAAAAGGTCAAGATTCGTGGTCCTGAGATGCTCAGGACAATGTATCGTGCAGTCACGGCGAGAGACTGTGAGATTCTGGCTACGTCGTATGTGACTTCTGCCGGGACTCGGCCTGTCGAGCGGGCTGTGGCGCATGAGGAAGCGTTCGGCCCGAAGACGGTCGAGATTGTCGTCGTCGGTAATGGAGGCTCCGCGCTCGCATCTTACGACAAGGAAATCTTGCAGGAGTATTTCAACGGAGGTCCGACCTATGACGGCGTCCTCGTCCTCAATCACGAGGCGACGATCACAAACTATACGCCAAGAACGATTGCGGTAACGTGCGTCGTCACAGCGTATGCGAATGTGACTGCGGTTGCTGTCAGGAATCTTCTCAACAGGCTTCTGTCTCCCACTGCAATGGAAGATGACGGGCAGACGTATGTTTGGCGTTTCGGTCAGACCGTACCGATCGTCAGGATTGCGTCGGACATTTTCAGGCTTGCGCCAGGCAGCGTGTTCAATGTGACGTTTACTGTTCCGGCGGCAGACGTGCTTCTCGGGCCGAACGAGCTTCCCATGTACGACGACGCCGGTTCGAGCATTTCGGTGATCGAGCCAGCGTTCTGAGTCGGATAACCGGTTAGACTCCCAGGAGGAGACGATGGCAGCTCCCGTCATTACCGGCGTCGTTCCAGGTACGGATTCTTTGAGAATCAATTTCTCGAAGACTATGTATCAAGGTGGGAATTACGTCGATCCTGCGACTTACACATTTTCTGTCGCTGCTGGAGGCGTGAACGTTGCGACGATCGGTGTGACGCCTGGATCAAACTACGTCATCTTGCACGTCGAAGGCTTTACAGACGGCGCGACATACACTGTCTACATTCCTGGCAACACGATCAGGAGCACTGTGATCGAATATTACGACTGGCTCGTCGCCGCGTCGGAGACGTTCGTAGCTGTGTCGAACGACCCGCAGATCGTCGGGCTCGAGATGTTGTCGGCGACGACTGCTCGTGTGACGTTCAGTAAGCCGATGTCGAAAAATGCGGACATCGAGACAGCCGCCAACTATGTATGGTCTGGCGGACTTGTGACGCTCGAGGCAGAGTACGAAACCGAGTACACTGTTCTACTTACCACTACAACTCAGACGCCTGGCGTGGCGTATGATCTGACGGTGTAACCAACATGCCGATCATCGACCTTTGGGGAAATCCTACGACGATCACGATCCTGACCGCGGCAGGATATACGCCGCCGACCACGTTTTCTACGCAGCATCGTCTGTTCCCGATGGTCTTGTCCACGATCAGAGAGACGGACATCGAAGACGTTGGGCTCGTCTATCGATGGTTGATGGCGATGGACGCTCAGTGGATCGACATTGACGCGAGGATCAGGTCTGTTCCGAATCTTCGTTCTCCAGACGAATGTCCTAACGATTATTTGACGTATCTTCGCAAGGATATCGGTATTCTCGACGACCTTGCATATCTTTGGGATGTTCTCAGCGTCGTCGAGCAGCGCAAACTCATCAAAAACTTCGTGCTTCTGTGTCAATTCAGAGGATCTCCGTATGGTCTTCTTACAATCATGGAAGCAGTGACCGGAAATCCGACGATGATATTCGACTATTTCGATTATCGTTGGATATGTTCTGGCGACGGAGTGGACGAAGATGAGACGGCTCTTGGATACGAGATCGAACCTGGCGACCCATGGCTTTTGACCGAAGAGCACATGCCGTCTGGATTTCGTGCAGAGGACGTTCAGTACGCTACGTTTGTCTCTGGTGCCGCGACTCACGGCAATTACAAGTTCAAGATTACAGCCGAGATGACGTCTCTCGACAATCCGCCGATTCCAGAGATGGTGTACGTCAAATATCCTCCGAATGGTTCGACGGTACTTGCGAAGGTGTGGACAGACGGAGTTGATTATTATGCCGTCGCTCCGATGGACTACACGTTCGGTCTTGAACTGACGAATTTGTCTACCGAGATCGGCGATTTCCTCCTGTTCTGCGAGATCGATCAGTACGTCTCGGACATTTACATCGAGGACACGCTCGAAACCGTCAATCGCGATGCCGTCGTTGCGTTGGCGAAATTCTGTCGGCCTCAGTCGGAGAGGTTCTACATTCGATATTTTTCCATGATCGAGAATTTCGACAACCTCGAACGGTGGGACGGGATCGCCGCGTCGGGTGTGATCGCGAACGAGATTGTCACGGTGACCGCGACCGGAGTCTTCCCGAACGATGGTTTCTTCTTTGTGGACATGCCGACGTTCGGTCATCCCGAAGATGCGTGGGGAGCCGTCGAGTTGAAGATCAAGATGAGGATTCCCGACGCTTCGTATGAACAGTGGATCGGACCGTTCCTCAGTCTTGATGCGCTTGGTCACACGGTATGTTTTCAAGTGAGCGTTCGATCGAAGACGTCGTCGCTTGCGAAAACTCCGAACGCCGACTGGCAGATCGTGGATCAGATTGTCGGCGGCGGGTCGGTATTCATCGACGGCGGCACGATCGATACTTACGATACCGACGTGTTCTATACGATCAGGATGTACTCATACAATAGCGGAGGTGTGAGATATCTTAGCGTGTATCGCGACGAAGAGGTAATCGCGGATCGCGTTATGGTTGGAGCTGCTAACAAGATTGGTACCGTGGGTATCTTCGCTCAGGCTGGGAATACTGTGGACATTCAAGGACCGATGACGGTGCATCCCATTCCGCTCGTGTACGACTACGTTGGTGTTTGATCTTTGGTAGAATAACCAGTTAGACTGGTTGTGGAAGAGGGAGAGGACGTAATGCCTACTGGCGATCTGGTGGTCAATCCGACTGTGAAGCGATTCCTTTCGTGGAATCGTATTTCGGACAATCTTATCGACTATCTCAGGGATCTTCTCGAGGATGGACTCTCGAGGATGTTTCCCGAGTCTGGTCTTTTTACATATCCGGTGTCCTGTACATTTGGAGTAGGTACGTTCACTCTGACTGCTCCTGGTGCAGGCGATCCGATTGTCGGCATCGACAACGCGGGCCGAGTCTTGTCGTTGACCGACATCGCAATGCCGTTTTCGAGACTCACGAATTCATATGACGACGACGGCGTGTCCATCTATTGGGTGGGCGCGAAGTATTGCCAGATCCCATCTGGCATTGTCGTCAATCCGAGAACCGGATTCCCAGAGTATGATTTGCTGGCTGACGAGATTGGCGAGACAGACAACCCCGATCTTGTGACAGATCTTGGTGTTGGCGTCGGACTGAGGTTTGACATTCCAGCGACGATGTATCCCTACGTTGGCAGGTACGCGACCGTGTGGATGGTCGATCCAGAGTCGTCCGATCCGGCCGTTGCGATTCAGACCGCCGCCATCGCGTTTGGTGGCGGCGTGTATTATGTTGACGTTCCCGACTACATGGGACAGACCAACGTCTCTCTCACGACGACGGACTATATGATCCAGGTTGTCGGAGTGACGGTGATCAAGAGTGCTCTCAATCCGTTTACGCCCGATTACATCGTCTACGGGTACATCGACTCGACCGGCGCGCCGAATACTTGGACATATTCTGATTCGCTTGATCTTTCCGGCGGCGGCGGCCACACTCTTCAGCGAGCTTACGATGGACTTGCCGGGTCTGGGTCTGGCCGCCAGATCAGTGTCGACGATCAGGCTGTCGAGCTGAGACAAGGAGCTGCGGCGAATCGTGAAGATGATATCGCAAACGCTTCACTCAGGATCGCCAAGGATCTGACGACTGACTTGTTCGGAGTCGGGTTTGAAACCGAAGGCGCGATCGACATTCGCAGCAGAATGAAATCTAATGCGAATGTACTCATTCGATCGGCATTGGCTGATTTGTCGGGTAACGATTATTTGCGTATCGAAGAAGCTGTTTCGGTGGCTGCTCCTGGTAACACTGTGACATTCGATCGCGTTGGAGTTGATCTAACTTTTCCGCTTGCCGCGCACGAAACGTTGATCGCTGGTGTCGATATGATCGAGGTCTACGGATCTGGATTGACGAACAATGGTCTGTATCTGATTTGGTCTGTCGCCGCTGGGAGCGTGACGGTGCGAGAACTTGACGCGACTACGGTTCCTGCTCTTGTGGTCGAAGCTGGGTTGTCTGCTCGTGTATATCGACCATTCACGACGATTGGAGTTTCGCCTGCTTATGGAATGTCCGTCGTAGGGATGAATGATTTTTACAGGGAGTCGACCGGGCTCGGGACAGGCTCGGCTGTTTTTTCGGTGTTGCTTCCTGACGCAACTCCAGATACCGATTCGTCGTTCTATTCGTATCGTAACGGCGACGAGGTGACGATCTATGCCAACGGCGACATTGAGACGGACGGGGCAGTCGACGCCGACGGCGACATCACATCTACTGCCGGGGCAGTTGTCGCTCAGACCAACGTGACCGCAACGACAGGCGACGTCACTGCTCAGGTCGACGTCAAGGCTGTCACGGGCGACATCACGGCGTTGGCGGGCAGCGTGAATGCTCAGGTCGACGTCACAGCGATTACTGGAGACATCACCGCGTCGGCAGGCGACATCATTGCGACGGCTGGAAACGTCGAAGCGGCTGCGGGAAACGTCGAAGGTGGAAATCTGGTGTTCGGCACCGCAATCTATAGCTCGACGGTTCCGTCGTTTCACGTGTCTGTTTCGATTCTCAACGCCATTCAGAATACGACGGTGGCTCATCAGTGGATTTACAACCCTGGCGATCGACGACTCTTCGCTGACGGAGCGGGCGCGGTGTGCGACATTCCGATCAAGCTAGGTCACGGATGTCAGATCAATCATGTGGATTTGATCATCGAAGAAGCCGCCGCAGCAGCAGTGACTTGTAAGTTGTATAGCTTGTCTCACGATTTTACGGCTCCTTATGTTCCCCCTGCCGAGACGTTGATCGATTCGGACACGACCAACGGAACTGGTACCATTCAAAAGGTGACACTGGCTCCAGCCGTGCCTCCGTTGGATATTGATACCAGCATCGACTACTATGTCAGAATCGAGTCTGCCACGAATGGCGATTTGATTTATTCGATCCGAGTGGACACGAATCTTGCCTACGTCTATCCGTTCTAATAGACGAAATCAAACTCTCGTCCGTCAGAACTAGGACGCCATTGCTTGGCGTCGTAGATTCTGCGTTTCAAGATTCCGGGCGGCGTATCGGCAGGGTCCAATCCTTCGGGAAGACTTGCGACCATTATGTCGATGTTACGAGCATAAATCTCCATCGACTCGGCAAGACGTCTACCACCGTTGTCGCCGTCTGGGATTAGCACTATCCGTCGAAACGTTTTGAGAAACTCAAATTGTTCTGGATGTATTGCGTTGGTCTGAAGTGACATGACATTGAAGAACCCGAGTCGCTCCACTGCCAGAGCTGACGCCCATCCTTCGCATAGTATGGCCGGTCCCAGCTTTGGGGATGCGATCTCGGAGCCGAAGAGTCCGGGCTTTCCGCCCATGCACGACGTGACTCGGAGGTAGCTGTTGATGACAGTGCGTCCGATCCATGTCTGTAGTTGTCCGTGGAGCTTCACGGGAATGATGACGCGGTTCGCGTAGCGCCCGCTGTCACAGTAGCCGATTCCGTGGAGGAGTATCTGTTCCCATGTGATGTCTCTTCCGTACAAATATTTCAGATATTGAGGTTTCCATTTACGCTCGTTGTTCCACGTCTCGAATTCCTTCGGCAAGGTAGGGCTTACGAGGTTGATCTTCTTGACGACGGCGTTCTGGTTCTTGGCAATTTCTACTGGAGTGTTTTCGACGTATGTTCCGTCGCGGTACGAAATGATGTCCTTGATCGTTCCACTTCGTCTGCATCCGAAGCAGTGCCAGATCCCGTACATGTTCGAGTAAATATTGGCGCTGATGTGACAGGACGGTGATTTCTCTTCGTGTTGTGGATGGGGGCAATTCATCCACACGTCCATTCCAGGTCGGATTTTGTATTTCACTCCTAGTACGTCGAGAGTTTTCAAGACGTCGAATTTCGCAAGGTCTGCGTTGGCGCTGAAGAACGACGTTGCGTTGTAGTCAGATCGCGTCTTCGTCTGTTGCATGGAAAGTCCCCGTGATTTCTCGTCCACCCGTGACGCGGGTAGATTGTCCGTCCCAATCCATGACCACGGTCCAAGGCCACTGACCGAACCGTTGCTTCAAGCACATGATCTCGATCTCGGTGTCCTCGACGTTGCGCTCGTAGATGGCTTTACGATACAGACCGAGGACAGTGTCGGGAACTTCGATCCAGGCGCCCGTGCCTTTCAACACTGCTCGGCTTGGCCGCTTGTCTTCCTTGATCTCGGCTTGCTTCAGAGTGATTTGATGAAGTAGAGCAAAGTGTACGTTGTGCTTGTCGGCGATCGATTGGATTCTGTCGAGAGCCCACGACACTGCGTCTGGTCGACGGTCTGGGAGTTTCTTCAGGAAGAGATCCCAGTACACGATCTCCACGCCCCATTGAACGATCTGCGACTCGACCCAATCGATGACCTTGTCGTTGACTTCCCATGGGCCTTTCTGAGACGACATGACTTTCGACGGCGGCGGCTTGAGAAATGAAAGATTCGACTTGCTCGAGAACATGGTGTCCAAGAATTTGTCTAACCGGTTACGCTCTTCACTCGACAGCGCGCCTGGAGACTTGACGATCTTCGCCAGAGGAATCTCGAGTGCGGAAGCGCAGATGATGTCTGTCGCTGCGATGTGCCCGCTCTCCCATGCCAGGTATCCAACTCGCCAGTGTTTGGCCTGTCGATATGCACAGTTCAGAGCAAACGTAGTCTTACCGATCGACGGAGAAGCTGCGATGACCGTGATTTGCTTTGGCGCAAATGGAGCTGAGAGCTTTCTGTCGAGCGACGCGAATCCGGTCGATCGCGACGTGATACGACCCTCTCGTCCGTACAAGTCGGCTTGATATGTCGCCGACGCTGCGATACCTCCCACGATGAAGTTCCGACGTTTGGCGTCTTGAAGTGTAGCTTCGATCTTTCGCAGGTACGTCAAAGCAGTGTCGGGATCTAAGTTGGGATCTTTGAGTAGCTTCTCGAACTCTTCGACGTGAGTGCCGAGAATTTCAACACGAGCTTTGTCCCACTTGATGCGCTCGAAATGATAGTTGAAGTTCTCCTCGGCTGAAAATTGCTCGAGCTTCTTCAGATATTCCGTTCCTCCCCATTCTTCTTCTTTCTGTGGGAGGAATCCTTTCAGAGTCGACGGAACATAGTCGAGCTTGTGATCTTCCATCGTCATCAACGCGGCAAAGATTGCCTGATGGCGAGGAGCGACAAAGTCTTTCGGCGTGAGGATCTTGATGTACTTCTTCCGCAAGTCGCGGCTCGACAACATCGAGCCGAGAACGATCTGCTCGTTCAGAATCGACAGCTTGATCTTCATCTAATTTTTTTGCCTTTTGTCTGTGCGGCAAACATCTTCGTAGCGGCTTGTTTGAGTAGTACCGCTAGAATGAGAGTCTTGGTGGATGTCTCAGCCCAAGTCTCGATGTCTTCTTCGTCGATATCCACTTCGACGAACCGAGTTTCGTCTCGCATGGCGACTGGAGGGATCGGGTAGTTGTCGCCGTTCATGCTGAACTTATATTTCGGATTGTCGTCGAAGAAGTACAGTTTCACTTTGCCGGGAAGTTTATGGTCCATGAGGTCTGCCGCATTCTCCAAGAATGCGTAGACATTGTGAGGTAGATGCAACATACATGTATTATATCATGCTATTCCGAGTGCTTTGGAGCCCACTGACGATAGAGCAGATTACGGTTGGACCAGTAATACCGTTTGCCCTCGAACAAAACTCCGAGCGTCGGCCTCGAGTTTGGGAACCCTGTATTTGCGCGGAGTTGTTTGGCCCAGAGTGGGATGATCTTTCGGATGAATGCAATGATGTCTTCGTTCGAGACTCCGACGGAGTGACGGAATGTTTTGATCATTCTGACAGCCTTGTTCATCTGAGTAACTCCGGTCCATACAGAGTCCTCTTCTCCAAAGTGTTTCTTGTATTGCGAGAAATATTCAAACAAGATTTCGCTTGTGTCGTCGACAAGCATGGACGCTGCTTCGCTTGGAGGACGTATCTTCTTTACGAGCTTCTTCGTGATCTTCGGCTTTGCTGTATCGATGAAACAGTCCTCGACGAAGCTCGTCTTGGTAAATGACAAGCTGACGGAGATCGTCATTTCTGGGTCGTATGTCCTGTTCAGTAGACCGCGAATGGTGTCGTCGTCCATTGCACTACGAAGGTCGTGCAGTCGAATTGTTACCTTGTTCTTTGTTGTGCCAGTAGCTTCCGCCATTTGTCCAGCTTCTCCTTGATTTGACGTTCCACGTCCTCGTGAATCGTGTCGTGGAGATCGCTTAGAAGCTGCTGGATCTGCGAGTCCTCCGTCAATCCAGTCGAATCTACTGTCGCCGAGGCCGATACTTCGATGGTCGAATACGTCCCCGGTATGCTTATCTTTAGCCCGTGGGTGTAACTGTAGCTTGTCAGCCTTCCCGCGAGGGTCGGGCTCGTCGTCTCCGAGCCATCCGAGGTCGCTGTGCGACGCACTACTTTTTTGATTAGTTTGCCCATTGACGTCAATTTCATCCTTTCTGAATTGGAGATCGTCTTCTGCAAAGTGGGGCTGTTCTTTGTTGCTCACATCGTCACCCACGAATCGTCGACGAGCATGTACGTCGATTTTGGATAGTTCTTCGCGATGCTCTTGGCGTCGTTCGGGAACATGAGTCGATCCCAGAAGTAATAGCACACGGCATCTTTCTTTCCTGGGTGTATGCGTCGAAGACGTCCGATCATCTGCTCGAACAACTGCTTGTTGGTACCGAGAGGCGTGACGATGAATCCTCGATTCCACATTGGGATGTCGTGTCCTACGCCCGACTTCTGGATTGTGCCGACGCTGATCTTCAGGCGTCCGTCCTTGAGGTACTCGATCGTTCGTCTGAACTCTGCTCTATCGCTTGGTCCTCCAAGTAGAAGACCAGACGCGAAGCCGTTTGCGACGAACCGAGCGTCAATGTACTTGGCGTGCTCGCGGCGTCGACTCACGACGAGAAGGCACTGACCACTCTTTGCGACGTTCGACATGTAGTGCCAGAGCAAGTTGTTACGTTCTTCGTTCTTCGACAGTGCATCGAGCATTGCATTATAGTTGGCGGTTTTCTCTTCGGTCGACACGTCGACCCATGGGATCTCTTCGTCACCGTATTTGATCCTGAAGTCGAAGTCGGTCGGGATAATCCTGATCGTGACGTCCATGATCCTTTCTTGGAGGATCAACGTCTCCTTGTCGATCTCGTCCATGACCTTTCCGAATGCGTCGTAGATGAGATATTCTTTCTTGTCCTTTCGAGTCTCTGAAGCCGAGATTCCTATTCTATATTTCGCTGGGAACTTGTTGATAGTATATTGGAATGTGCTCGCGGCGAAACGCTGAACTTCGTCGCAGATTACACCGCCAAATTCGTTCGTGTAGTTGTCTACGTTTGTTCTGAGTGTCTGCTGCATTCCGATCGTGATTGGAGCCAGTCGCTTTGTCGACCCGCCGATTCTGCCGATGTTGGTCTTCGACACCCCGAATCTGAGAGCGGCTCGTTCGATCCACTGATCCATGAGTCCCGTCTCCCACACGATGACGAGGACGGGACCAGCAGTGTTCAAGATCCACTCGGCGACCTTGAGTCCGACTTCCGTGTTGTGAGTCACGGTTCCGTCGCCGAGCAGGAACACCTTGTCGCGTTGCTTGAGGTGGCCTCCCAGCGTCCAGCCGTAGTACGGGCCTGTTCCGACGTATTCTACGTCGAACATGATTTTTCTTGCACTGAGATACCACCTGTATAACTGGTTATTCTCAACGTCTACTCGCAGCATGACGTAGTGCTGCTGGTCTTTCTTGGGCAGCGACAAAAAATAGCGCAGTGAAATGTTTTCCACGACTGGCGGCACGGCTCGTATGTCGGTGACCGTGAGAATGTGATCTTTGTTACAGATCCACGGATCGCCGTCGTGCGGGATAATTTTGTAAAGAGGTCCGTCGCCGACCGTCGTCGACTTGACGTACTTCGGGGTCAGATTGGGGCCCATGAGAGCGTCGCCTGGGTTGACCTCGGCGGCTCGACGGATTGATTTGTCGTGCATCATTACCGGAGTGTCTGGGTGTAGACACTTTCCGCTACCCGTCGGAGATCGAATGAGGCATGTTTCCTTGGAGTACATAACTCTTGCGAGTCTCATCTGATCGGGGCGAAGCATTACGCTGTTTTCATAGTTGGTGACAGGCGGTAGCGACAGGCGTCGGTCGACGAACGCGAGGTCGACCCCCATTTCGTCAAACGCTTTGACGATTTTTTTGATTCCTCCTCGCGGGAATGCAAGGCACTCGCCAAATTCTTTATGATCGGCGATTTGCCAAGTATTCACGGTCGGTGGAGTCGACCCCAGCCATTTTCCCAATCGCTTGAGATTGGCGTAATCTGGGTTTGGGTACACGAACTTTGTCTGAACGTAGTGCAGTGCATCGATGATGCTATGAGAAAATGGAACGTAGATTTTGTCGCTGATAATCGCGGGAACTTTCATTAGATGCTCCAGAGAATTCTGTTTGGCTCAATCCTGTCTCCGAACGAAGACTTGAACACTTTGATCTCGAACACTCTTCCGGTTCGTTCCTCAAATTCGTTGACTTCGTCGAACCATTCGACGGTAAATGGTGAAGGCATCGAAATTCTTCGGAACCTCATTTTTATAGAATTCTCCCACGATGTCGCGATTTTCCCGCTGACGGTCGGACGTTCTCTCATACTTGAATTATATGTAGACGGGTGCCCCGGCTTGCGTTTCTCGGAGGGGATGGGAACTGTTTCGCAGGGAGGACTTGAGGGAGCACGATCGACCGAGATTCCGGGACACCCGACTATGATTATATGTCTAACTGGTTATTCAGTCTAGACGGTAAACCCTGCTTGGAACATTCTGCGAATCAGCATTGCTCGGTACTGCGCGACAGTCAATCGTGTGGCCTTGAATTGCGAAGGATTGTTCGAGATGTATTCCCCGACAAACTTCGCAATGTCTTCTGCGAGAGGTTGATCTTCTGGGTTGATTGCGAAGATCAGCATTCCCGCTTCGATGTACTGCGTATCCTCGTTCAAGTAGACAGTGTTCTGCACGGTCTTGACGAGACGGTCTTTCGACATCGGATGCTTGGCTTTGCGACTTCCGAAGTGCTGTACGAATCTCTTGGACTGTTCTTCGTCCATGAAGAAGAACTCGTCTTGGATTTTCCTGACGGCTTCTCCTACTTGGTTGTCTTGAACGATGAGTGGCTTGTCAGTCATCGGATAAACTCCATGACGGAAGGTGGATCGGCCTTTGCCATTGTCGCCATTCCGCTGTTCTTCTCGCACATGTAGATCAGGTACGAGATCTTCACGACGATCTTCCAGAAATCACTGCTCGCGCCAGTGAAACCAAATGCCTTCCCCACAATCTCATTGTACTCACTCATCGTGAGTCGAGGCATGAGGTCGATCGGATATCTGTTGACGACGTCGTCGACCTCCGCGTTCAACAACTCTGTTCCTATACGCTGGGTCGATTCGGACAATTGATCCCATGCCCCGACGTTGTATACGAGAAGGAACAATTCTCTGACGGTATCTTCGTCGACGTTAGTCATTGGAGTTCACGTTGTTTGCGTTTTTCATTTTGATGTATGACGCAAACGCATCAAATGCCAGAGTTGTCGCTGTGTTCAGTTTCTTGTCTGGATGGACGACGACGTCGGGCTTACGCCGTCTTGCTTTCTGTGTCGCGATTTGTATTTGCTCCATTTCAAGATACGAACCCATTGCATGGATAATCGTCTTGGCGTCGGACATGGCGAACGTACCCTCGACGGAGACTTTTCTTGTGAACGACTTGTAGATGTACTTTGCGACTTGTCGAGGTGAGCCCCACGAATACGATTGATTGTAGAAGTCTTCGCCCTTGTACTCGACGATGTAGTCGATCGTGTGTTCGTACATATCGATCACTCTCGACACGATCGACATGTATTGGCTCGACGGCGAGTCGATTGACACCACACAAGGAAGGTCGACGATCTTCGCAAGGTTCAGTCCGGTGTACGCCTTGAATAGCTCTTTTCTTGCTTTGGTCGTCGCTCCCATAATCGTGTCGGAACGAGTGACGTCGCGCCATCCGAGAGAGATTACCGGGATTCTGTCGTGTGACGGACGCTTGTGAATGGCGAGGTGTAGTAGATTGGCATCTCCGAGAATGTTGTTCTGAGTGCAGTACAACACGTCGGACGAATCGATCTTCGAGTCGTGTGAAGCGTTGACGATGATGCTAGGCTTCCATTCCACGATGAGACGATAGACGCCGGGTACGTCCAGCGTCGACACGGCAAAGAGCTTCTTCCTGTCTGTCTCGTTTGTCCCAGACATTGCGTCGGGATCTTTGTCAGATACCGCGACGAAGCATTCTTGGCTCACGAGATAATTGGCAAGTGCTTTGCCAACTACTCCGTGCCCGAAAATCAGTACCCTCATTGAGCGGCTCTTGTAAGACGACTCTCGAACTCAAGCTCGTCCATGCCGTTCAGTCCCATCGTGGTATTTGTCAGTGCCCAAATCAACGCAGACTTGTTCGGCGCGTTCGTGTCGTAGCCGCAACTCTTGAGATAGTCTTCGACATTTGCATCGATGAATCTGAACGTCCTACCGGAATGACGGTTGAGCGTGTTGATGTGGCTGTCGTCGGTGTTTGTTCTCCATCGATTTCTCGACGCTTCCATCGTGACGAGTCCTTCGATTTCGTCGTCGTAAGTATCGCCCTCTTCTGGGTATGTCGCACGAGAAGAAGCGGTCGCTCCGAACAGATGGACGTCGATGTCCGACCTATACTTCACAGCGAGACGAAGCTCGTCGAAGTTGATGAACGGCATCGTCTTCGGAGTCTGGCCGACACACGACGACGGAAGAATGAGAGCTGGGTCGAGGTTGTGGATCTCGTCGAGTGCTCTCAAGATGACGAGCATACTTTCGAGCTGCGCTGACGGGGGCACTTCGTATCCGTGTAGGTTGTCGATGTAGACGTCTCCGTCGAATTCCTCTCTCCACGCATTTGCAGCCCAATAGAACTTGTACTTGCTCGAGTTGTTCTCTTCGTTCATCGCGAATCGGATCGGGTCGTAGTCTGACGGATGGAGGACGATCGTCCTCGCTGCACGCAGCATTCCGCAGTTACATAGTTCGATACCGACCGTGTTGCCCGAGATCCATCCAGAGTGCTGGATCGTCTCGCGCCATGGGTGCGGTGAAAGAACGGTCGTCGGGAGATCTCTGACGAGAGGATAGTGATCCACGTTGGCCTGGACGTCGTGAAATTTCCTCGCCACGACGAAGTGAGTGCTCAACGTCGGATTGAGAGCATTCTTGATGCTACTCCACAGATAACGCGAATTGGACGGATGCAGGATTGCGCCGACAGGATCGCTGTGCATCATGCCTGGGTTTGGATTCGGCCACAGACTCGCGATGTGAGCGTCGCGATTGACGACAAATTCGTAACTGTAGCTCGCGAGTTGCTGAAAGAACTCGATTGCCGTAGTTCTGTCGAACGTCTTCTCGAACCATCGTGTCATTGGAAACTCCGTTCTACAGTGTTAGTCTCAATGTTGTGATTATATCTGTGTCGAGGCACGCGACAGCCGCAGCGGTCGCGTCGAAAGCGTGTTCGCGATCTTCTTTCTTGTACGCTCGATAAAATGAATCGAAAGCGTACTTCGATTGAGGATATCTTGCGACGACCGTGTTCTCGACGTCTTCTTTCGACGCCGAGTTCTTTCCGCAGATCTTCTTCTTGATCTCCTGTGGAGATTTCATGATGAGTGTGATGTCTCGTCGTGCTGCAATCGAACCGATAATTCCCCACGAGACTGCCATTTTGACAGCATTCGAGGATTGAGGCGGATACGAGAATCTCTCCGCGCAAATCATGACGACGTGGTAGTTTGAGATCAACCATTCGAGTTTCTTCGCCATGCTTACAGATCTGACGAAGAGATCCTCGGTCTTGGCCATGGTCTTGGACTTGGACGGCTCTGTCTTGAACACTCCGAGCTGTAGAATTGTCTCGCTGTCTCGTTGAAGATGGACGACGGAATAACCGAAGTGGGCTAGACCTGGATCGATTCCGAGAATGACGGTTCCGTTGCTCATGTGTCTAACCGGTTATTCAATCCAGCTCGAGATCATACTGCGAAATTCCACGTCGGACTTTCCTCGACACAGATGCCAGAAGTTGCAGTATTTTTCGCTACAGTTGAACGCAGTCGGGGAACATGGAGGAAAGATCTTCTTGCCGATGCCTTCGGCGACTTTCGACACGAGATATTCGGCCCATTCAAGTTGATGTTTTGACCGAGTCGACGAAACCTTGACGACGCTCGGTTTCCAATTCTTGGAATTGGCGCGGGGTTTGACGAGTGACACGAACCCGACGTTAGGGTATCTGGTCGCCATCGAATAGATCGAGAGCTGAAGCGAGTTGTTCGCGTCGGCTTGCGTCTTCGCCGTCGAGGTGACCTTCCAGTCGATTACCTCGTGATTGGACGTGATGTCGATTGCGTCGATGAATCCGACGAATGGATATCCTCCGATTTCGAGTTCGATTTTCTTCTCGACCATGTCTGGCTGCGTGTGGAAGTGCCGATAGATTTGAGAGTGCCATTCTTCGAGCAATGCGACAGCCACTTGAATTTCTTGAGTGACGTTGGGCGGCGAAGCTGGACGAACGGCTGCCAACGTTCCGAGCGTGTCGCCGAGTTCTTGCGTCAGCAGCTTCTTGGCTTCGGTCAAGTTGAACGTGGATCTCGGATTGCTTTTGGCTACGAGCAGCTTTGCCATCTGCTTGTGCATTGCCGAGCCGACGAGTAGAGCTTCGCTTGTACCGATTCCTTCTGGCTTGACGATATATTGGAACTCGTATGCCTTTGGGCATTTCTGGTACGTCTCAATCTGCGAATGAGAAAGATAATCATTTGGAAGTTTGTAAATTTTTCGAGCCATGTCAATTGACCTTGGTCTTTCTCATCGTCGCGGCGAGACGAAGAATATTTTTCGCGACGACATAATCGTACTCGTCGTGACGATCGGCTGTATTTGTGATCAGTTGAGCGAGCGCAACCGAGCGTGCGTACATTACGATTTTCCACTCGTCGCTCACGTTGTCTGCGTATTCATTGATAATGCCGACTATTTTGTTGGCAATCTCAATTTCAATTGGGTCGGAATGCTTTGCGAAAAGCATTTCGATGTCCTCGATATCGATCGAGCTTCGCTTGTCAGACACCTTGTCACTCTGAATCATCTGTATTCTCGGGGCTAGAATCGTCCGCGAAATTTGAGTTGAGCACAAGAGCCGAAATCGAGTCTCTCACGGCAGGGTTGTCTCGGATGTAATCGTATGCACGCTTCTTCCCGAAACAACGCTCACCGTCCGGGAACGCGATGTTCTTTCCGTCAAGCTCCAGCACATTGCATCGAAGAGCTTCTTCGACGAGTTCTCGAGCGTGATCGAATCCAAGCGGCATCGAGCCGCTTCCGTTGCCGACGTAGAAGTCGCACTTCTGGTGAGGGAAGCTGATCTTGTTCTTCTCGACGTAGACGTGATGAGTCTTTCCGACGAGCGTCTTCTCTCCGTCGACGTCCTCGAAAATTTTCTCTCCCGCCACGATACGAGTACGAACCGACGCCTCGAAATACAAGGCTTGGCCGCCCTTCACGCGATACGTCGGGCCCGAGAAACTATTTTGGGCGGGCACTTCGTGCTCGTGCGCGAGTGCGACGAAGCAGATGTTGTGATTCCCGACCATGGGCGTGAGTCTGTCCATCCACGTCGAGATCATGTTCGCTCTCATCCGACCCCATCCCTTGGACAGCTCTGGGTCGTCCTTCTTCTTCGACGTGAGTAGATGAATCTCGGCTTCGCAGACGGGCTTGTGGATCGTGTCCACGACGACGAGTAGACCGAGCGACTTGTCGATGTCGCCGGATGATTGCCCGTCTACAAATCCGGTGATCCATTGGTCGGTGACCGCGACCATATCCTCGAATGTGTACGGACGATGGAACAACACGTCGTCGAGGTCTACACCTAGCGACTCGAACCACGGTTTCGTGACGGTGTGCTCTGCGTCCATGTACGCGGTGAAATGACCGAGCAATTGGAAACTGCGGATCAGACCGGCTGCGAACGTGGTCTTACCTCCTGCGGGCGGGCCATGGACGATCCACGTCGCATGAAGCGGCGCACCGCCGATGCCGACGGCTCGGTTGAATGCCGGAAAGATGGTCGGAACGACGGAGATGTCTTCGATCGAGGACAGTGTTGTGAGCTTGCTGGATTTGGAGATTCGTTGAAGAGCCTTCAGTCTGTCAGTCTTTGCCATGAGCAGATTATATGGGAATGAGAATGGAAGGCGTGACTAGTGTTGGTAAGTATAGAAAGGCGGGAACTTATATCCACACGAACTACATGATATTGAGTTGTCCGAAATCGTGTGGCACTTCGGACATAGTACAGGATCTACTCCGAGAAGATCGCTCCGCAGAAAGGGCACGACGTCGCGTCGACGGGAATCTCCTTCTGACAGGCGTCGCATGTGGCGACGGTTTCCTCCTCCTCTTCCTCCTCTTCCTCCTCCTCTTCCTCGTCTGGCTCGAACCCGGTGCCTTCACATGCAGGACACTCGCCCTTCTTGTACTTGCCGGTGCCCTTGCAGAGGGGACACGGGGTCTTCTTTGTCTCGTCCTCTTCCTTCGACTCTTCGGGCTCAGGCTTCGGCTCAGGCTTTGGCTCAGGCTTCTTCGTTTCCTTTACTGGAGCAGCAGGAGGCGTCTTCTTCTCCTCGATCTTGGCGACTGCCATGTTCTGCAATGCTCCGATCAGATCGGACGCCTGCTTCTTCGTCAGCTCGGAGACGCCACACTTGAACATCTTCATGGCGAGATCGTTCGTTCCCGACTTGTCGAGTCCGACGGTATGCCCGATCGCTGCGATAGCTTGCGACTGTCGCTGCGTCATGTAGATGACAGGCTCGGTCTTCGGGGGTTCTGGCGTCCTCGTAGGCGTCGCGTTGACCGTAGCCGTCTTTGCCGCTGGCTTTGACGACTCGGCGACCTTCGGCGGGGTCTGAGTCTCGTCGTCTTCGTACTCGTCAGGATTGAATGTGCCCGCGTTGGGCAGTACGTTGTCGAACAGCTTGTCGAGGTCGAGGTCGATCTTGAGGCATTGCTCAAAAATTGGACGCAGCTTCGACGTATCTCCGGGTGTGAGCCACGCAGAGAGATCGAGAGGATCGCTCGCGAGCAGTTCATTGATCTCGTCGGTAAGCTCTGCCTTCTCGTAGGCATATGCCGTGTAGTAGTCGGTCTTCTTCCTCGCGTTCTTGTCGAAGACGAACTTGAAGGCGTAGGGGTTGATGTGTGGGTTGCCAGCGTCGCCTCTGGAATCGACAAGGTTGCGAATTGCAGACTTGATCGACTCGCCGAGAGAATACTTCTCGGTTGCGACGACGACGCCGCCGCTCACGTCTTCGTGGGCGACGACGCCGAAGACGTATTGCAGAGACGGCCGCATATGGCTGCGCCAGTCCGCGCCTTCGCCCTGGATCAGATCGTTCTTCGTGTAGAAACGATCGTTCTTCCTATCGCCGATCGATGCTTCCCATACGACCTCGTTCAGTCCGATGCGATCGTCGTCTCGGATCATCGCGACCATGCGATCGATCGGACAGTGCTCGGGCTCTCCTCGCTTGAAGTAGCTGTCGATCGACTCGTGGCAGACGAAGTTTAGATAACCGATCTTCTGGACCTCGCGACCGCGATCGTCTTCGCCGGTCTTGACGTAGGGGAGATACTCGTGGACGAGGCGGCGGTTGAGTCCGCTCGAGGTGTGAATCCACACCACGACAGATCCCTTGTCCTTCCACTTGGCGAGTCTACCGTAGTTGTTCGTGATCGCGGGCTCTGCGAGCCAGTCGTTGAAACTGAGTGACTTCTTGATTGCCATTTCCATGTCTCCTTCGGTCCAGTTGTCCGTCTAACCGGTTACTCTGATTTCTTCTGCCCGTCCATCCAAGCCAACGAGCCTGGACGACGTGACTCCATGTCGAGGATCTTGCGGAGGTCCACTCCGCGAGAGATTACGATCTCGTACAATTCTTTGAACATTTCTTCGAGGCTCTTGATGCTGGCGTGCCGCCTATTCAGCTCGTCGTATGCGTGCCAGTGCTCCTGAATGATTCGGTCTTCGATCATCCTTTCGGTGATCTGCTTGTTCAGTCCCTTTGCGTTCTTCTCTTCCTCCCAGAAGCCCAGTGCGTCATCGCGAAGGATCTGCATCTTGTCTTTGAAGACACGCTCGAACCTTTCGCGCTCCATCTTCGCGGCGAGCGACAGGCGCTTTGCCTTTTCCGCCACGTTTGCCTGATCGTAAAGAAGCTCCCGTAGATGAAGTGACGATTCAGGCTTCGTGCTGATCCACTTCTTGACTTCCTTCCACGCCTCTTCTGGATCGATGTCAACTACGACTTTGATAATCCTGTCGAACTTCGGATCGATGTTTGGAAGTTCCCCGACAGGAAGATCGTCGTCGTCCGCGATATCTGCGCTTGGGCATTGCGCCGTCGGTTCTTCTGCGCGAGGCTCCGTGGGAGTTTTTTGTTCTGACGATTTTCTGATTTTCTTTACCACCATAGTTGGGATTATATGAGAACGTCCTTTGGTGTTTTGTTGGGAATTTCGGAAATTCCGAGTAGTTCGTGTCTAAGTACCAACAAATATCGATCGTTGTGATATGTGTCGTGGAAGTTGAGTCAGTGCTATATAGTGGGTATGTCATACTCCAGTACACGACTCAGCCCTCGATCTTGATCTCTACATTCGGGAACGCTTCTGAGAATGCGTCCTTGAACTCCGTCGACACCTTGGTCTTCGTGTCGATCGCGATTGTCTCGTTCAACGTCTGGATCTCGATCGTCAGAGCGATGTCGCCGACAAATGCTTTTGCCAGCTTACGAGTTCCTATGATGTAGTCGTCGGGCGTACCGATTTTGAACGTGACCGTACAAGTTCTGGTCGAGTTGGGACTAGCGCCAGGAAGAATTGACGCGATCGATTTCTTCACAGTCTTTTTGACGATCTTCTTTGTCACCTTGTACTCCGTCGTCGTTTCTCCCCCGAAGAAGTTGAGTTGGAATTGATTCGGTTGCGTGAAGTCTCTGAAATTATATCCCTGGAAACGTACCACGAGAAGACGCTCGATCATCGGGAGAATTTTGTTCTCCCAGTAATATACTCGATCGAACTTACCTTTGAAGTCGGACGCGAGAATTGCTTGTACCGTCGGTCGGTGACCGACTATCACACATGGGATTTTCATGCCGACGAAGAACTCTTGTCCCGATTGGATCATTTGCTTCGCCAGCTTCACACCCGTCGTCTCTGATTTGTACTCGTCGATTCCTTTCGACAGACCTTCATAGACCTCGATATCTTCAAGCTCAATCTTCGTGCCTGAGTCGAAGAACTTCTCGCTGTCGTGCTTCAATTCTCGTTCGACAAGAACCGGATCTGCGTCTGGCTCGAGCAACATGTCGATGTACTTCCATTGCAGACGTTGTCCGTACTTTACCTGATCTCCTCGCTGGACTTCGAGCCCTTTTACTTCTGGCTTCATGTCGGGAGGAGCTTCTCGACCTTTCCACAGGTCGAGCTTCCCAGCGTAGTGCTTCTTCACTACGATCAAGAGTGTCTTGTAGCCCTTGTCGTATTCCATTCTGACAGCGCACTCGCGACACCCGCTTGAAGATAGGAGATTGGGGATGACGACGGAGTTTACTTCCTCGAGCGACTCTTTCATTCTCTCGCGAGTCGTCTTCACGAAGACCGAGTCGGTATCTCCTGCAACGATCTCCATTCCTCGTCGCTCGAAATACTTGGCGACTTCTCTGATGAGGAGCTGTGCTGACAATGTGACGGAGCGCGCGATGTTGATGTCTGAGAATCGAGAACTGGGGCTTCCTATCAAGCCGTAGAACGAGTTCGCCGCCACCTTCACGGCAGTGGACAGGTGCATCGTATTCTTGTATTCTTCGCTGTCCACGCCGAACTGCTTCGCCTTTGCGTTGTACTCCTTCCTTTTCGCGATGAGTTGCTTGAGAGCCATCGGGATCAAACCTTGAACGTCTGTTCTAAATCTCACTCCTGTCGCGGTTGCCGTGGCGACAGGAGTTCCAGGTTCTATCCGCTCTCCGTCTTTGATCACCGTCTCGTTACTCATGTTCCACGACATGATGATCGACGGATATAGAGACGCGAAGTCGGGAACCTGGATCGATTGGTGGAACCCTATCTTCGGGTCGAAGACGAATGCTCCCTCATATCTGACTTCGTCCTCGAGCTTCGTATTGCTTCTCGACGGGAAATGAACTCCATGTTCTACACCGAGACGCAGTAGTATTCCGTCGGCAAGCTCGTTCGGAAATGTACTGCTCCTACCAGGAAACGTGTAGCAGATCGAACATAGGGCGTAGTGAAGAGCGAGGAAGTCTCTCTTCTTGTCTACGCCGATCATTATGTCTACGTCGCGATCGTTGTACTCGCGAAGCTCGTCGGTCCCCGCGATCTTGTACATCTCGTCGTAACCGACGCTCAACTTCAGCTTCCGCATTCCGAGGACGGTTTCCCCGACGATGTCGAGCTTGAAGCTCTTCTTCATTTGAGGGTCGGGGATCGAGGCGAGGAGCTTCTTCACGACCCTCATGTAGTCTAACCGGTTATACGAACTCCAGCGCACTCGTAGGTCGTGATACTTGGCTCGTTCCTTCAGAACGAAGAAGTCGTAATTCTCTCCGTTCCACGCGAGGATAACGTCGTACTGATCGAAGATTGCGAAGAGCTTCTTGAGAAGCTCGACTTCTTCTTCGTCGGTAGGTTCCTTGACACTTTCGTGCCACGAGTTTCCTTGAGTGTCCTTCGCCGAAAATGAAATGACCACATGCTGCTTCTTCGCTTCGTCGTCGAAACCTTTGACCAGCATGTGAGTTTCGATGTCGAAGAACAGCGATCTGTACGTCATGGAGATCGAAGGCCCATAGTCCGATATCCAGCGACGGACTGGTTGTACGTCTCCTTCGTAGATCTTGACGACGTTCGTGGTCTGCACGTCTTCGATCATGTCGCGAACTTTTCTATAGTCCGCGTTCGGATTGAGGAACACTCGCAGATATTTGTCTTCGTCGCGACTACCTTCCAGAAGATCCGAGTAGTCGTCCCATGGGAATCTCTTCTTGTTCTTCGCGTCTATGAAGAATGACGGAAGACATTTGGTCGAAACGTACTTTCCGTTCTGTCTTTTGAAGTAGATCGAAGATTGTTTTCTGTCGTAGTAGCCGGAAACAAACGGACCTTTGAGATGGTCGGGTAGATTCGTCATGTTGTCTCCGACCTACGATTATATCCAGAAAATTTTCGTTCTGCGTGCGTTAGGCGCGGGATTTTGTCACTGTCCGGGCGGGGCGAAAGCCGCGGTTCTCGAAGCGGTCGCCTGGCCCGCCGCTGGAGCGGACCGCCGCACGACAGAGCCGAGCGAGGCTGCGCCAGCCCCCGCCACGGAGGACGCGGTACGAGCCCCTGTCGGGGCCGACCGGATCGGTCACAGTGCCATGCGGATAGTCCCCGAACCAGTCCCACACCCACTCCCACACGTTCCCGAGCATGTCATAGAGCCCCCAGGCGTTCGGCGCCTTCGTACCGACTGGACGAGTCTTGTCGCCGCTGTTCTCGTCGTACCAAGCGATCGTATCCAGCTCGCCATAGGTCGGGCCCGTCGTCCCGGCGCGGCAGGCGTACTCCCACTCCGCCTCCGTCGGCAGCCGGTAGCCCTCGCGGTCGAGCCCGAGGAAGGTCACCGCGGCCTTGAACCCCTTCTCGCCGGGCCGCCCCTCGACCCGGGAGAGGAGGTAGCACTCCCCGAGCCCCTCCTCCCGCGACAGGGCGTTGCAGCAGGCCACCGCGTCGAACCAGCTCACCTTCTCGACGGGCAGCGAGGGGCCGCGGAAGCCCGAGGGGTTGTTCCCCATGAGCCGCTCCCACTCGGCTTGTACGATCGGAGTAGTTCGCAACAGATATGGTCGCGTCAGCTTTACTTTGTGCTGCCTCAATTGATCGTCTTCTGGAGATCCCATCGTGAAACAAGTCGAAGCATCGGGATTGATTAGCGCTGCGGGATTCATGTTGTTCTGTTCCTTTCCATCAATTCGTCGAGTCGTAAGGCGGCTCTTCTTAGCTCGTACAATATTCGTGATATTGTACGAGCAACTTGTCGAATGAGATCCCACTGTGGCATGTCGACTTTGTCAAATCGCGAACTCACTTGAATTACTATCGAGTTATTCTTCCTGATTGAACCTCTCATGGTATTTTTCCCAGATTTCCATGGCGGAAAGTCCCGCCGCGCACGTTTCACAGATCGTGATCTCCTTGACGATCTGAGTGCCTCGCGTGTTGCGATCGGCGTGGACGACTTCCTTCGTCTCGACGATCTTCTTGGTCATGGGCTCGTGTGGAAATGTGACCCTTCCGCAGTTCTGACAGCGAAACATTGATGTACCTCTTCGTGATTGGTGATTTGATTAGGGCACTCAATTGTCATGAATGCGAATGCGAAAGAATGTGCTGCTACGCCAAAGGACGGTTCCGCATTTTTCTGGCATACCACGATTTGCTTTGGGTGCTTCGTCATGTTGCGAGAACATGAAACGCGGTTACCAGTACCGGATTTTCTTCCACTCCTTAGAGGATACGGAGACGCCAATCTTCTCCATGGCTGCTTCTAAGCCAACCTTTTCAATCGCAGTCGCATATGATCGGAGCCCTACCATTCCTCTCCGATCGTCCAGAACCACTCGCCGACTTGCAACTTTACATTCGCAACAATCTGTCGGCTGTTCTGGTCCGTAGCCGTGCGTCAGTCAGATCACTCGGTGCCAGGCAGAGTCGCTTGCCTATCGTCGATGGGATCGACCTTGGGCTCCTCGTCTCCGGGCTTCTCGAACTTGACGATGAGAGCGAGCCCGTTCTCGCTCTGTCGCAGGGTCATGAACACGGTGTCGGTGATCTGGATGCGAGCCACCTTCACCTTCGCGCTCGCGTCGACGATCGGCACACCGTTCTCGCCTGCCCACGGAATGACGATATCACCTTCCTTCACACGTCCGAGGAGAGTGATCGACTTCTCGATCGTCTTCTTCTCGCCGACACTCTTGCCGGTGAGCTTGTTGAGCTTGGAGCGAAGTTCTGAGAAGCTCGCGTTCTGCTCGGTCGCCATGGCGAGCAGCTTCTTCTGGTGAGCGGGCTCGGCCGACGCGATCAGCTCGCCCTTCTTGACGCCGAGGGTCTGGAACTGCTCGGCGGTATAGGTCTTGGCGATCGTGATGTACTTCCTCGCCAGCGAAGCGGAGAAGTCGAGGTCAGCCTTGAGGAACTTGTTGAAGCTCTCGTAGCCGAGTCCCTGCCACAGCTTGTTCACGCTGATGGCGAGGAGTTCTTGTCCGATGTTCCATCCGTTCAAGGCGATGTCGGCCTTGAAGTTGTTGATGTTGCGGATATGCCGCGACAACTCCTCCTTCTGTTCGGGCGTTGCGACGATCGCCTTGCTCTCGGCGGCCTTCTCGTCGTCGCTCTTCTTTGACTTGCGCCCACGCTTCTTCGCGACGGTCGCGACGGTCTTCTTCCCGTCCTTCTTTCCGTTCTTCTTGCTGTTCTTGACGACCTTCTTCGTGGTCGTCACCTTCCTCGTCGCGGGAGGCGCGACGGGAGTCACCGTTTCTTCGACAGGCTCGGGCTCGGACTCGATCTCTTCCTCTTCCATCGACTCCTCTCTTTCTTCCTTGGTCTTCTTCGTCCTGGGACTGCTCGTCTCGAAAGACTCTGTCATGGGCATTGGATCTCCGAGCGTCTCTCCGCAGAATGGACACGTCGCGATGTCCTCGGGGCTGTCGTTGCGGCAAATGTGGCACGTCGCCAGCTTGTCTTCGTCCATCTCGGCGAAGTGTGCCTTGAGCTTGTTCGCCGCCGCCTCGATCGTCATGGCTCCCTTGAGAACCAGACCGTACTGCTTCGCCGCATCCTTGATCAGCTTGATGTTCGTCGCCATTTTCCGTGCTCCCTCTTTTTGGTTGATGCCCCGCAAGCTGGGCAGAATAACCGGTTAGACTGTTCTCGGTTCGGCTCACTCAGGACAGATTATATCGGTCCGTCAAAAATCCGCGAACCTCTGGTACCGCCTTCTTGAGAATATAAGAAACATGATCTTTGTTTTTACCATGAAGTTTTACGAATTCCTCATCGGCGAGAAGACGGTCGACGGCGTCACTGAACGATCCCTCGTTGCTCTGGAGGATGGCGGCGATCAACTTTGACGCCTCGACCGAGAGCGTCTTCCTCGCAGCTCTGACGATTTCGTGGATGTGGACGATGTGTTTGTTCGACTCGAATGCAGAGAACGTTGCCAGGTCGGACATTCGAGATTCAAGATTTTCGCGAGTCTCTTTGGCCGACACCCACACGTCGATTCGTGTGGTTGTCTTGTCCGGATGTCTCTTCTTCGCCTTCTCGGCGAGAATAAACATCTGAATCCGTGTGCCGATGTTGTAGACGACGTATCGTTCGAGCGTCGTGCCTCGATCTTCGTCCCACCTCCACAGCGAATCGACGAGCCAATAGCACGCCTCTTGAAATAGATCGTCTTCGTCGATGCTTGCCATCCACTGCGTTTTGTACCGCAGGGCATGTCGAGCAAGACCACGAATATATTTTTCGTGGTCCTTGATCAGTGCGTCGATTGTTTTTTCTCCGACGTAGACGAGTTCTAGGTCACGGGCGAACCCTGCTGGTACGTTCATCACTCCTCCGACGGAAACGCAAGTTCCTCCACGCTACCATTCTCTCCGTCTGGAGTCAACTTCGCTTCAAACACGAACTTGGAAATGGGCGTCTCTCTTCCGTTCTTCGACCTGAGTGAGGACACGAACAGCCGGTCCTTGGCCCTGGTCATGGCGACGAAGAACAGTCTTCGCTCCTCCTCGATGTTCGTGGTCTTCCCGTGCGGGAACAGACCTTCGTTCATTCCTACAACGAAGACCGCCGTGGCCTGAAGACCCTTCGATCGGTGTACGGTACTTACCTGCACTCGATTCGAGTCCTCGTTTCTCGACGCAGCCTTCCTAAGTCTGATCTGCCTGTTGACGTACTCGACGAACTTCTTGCAGTCCATGAACCGTGCGGCAGACCCGATTAGTGCTTCGATGTTGTCTACTCGGCTGTTCTCTGGCGAATCGCTTCCTTCCTCTTGAATCAGTCTGTCGTTCCAGCGCGTATCGTTGACGATCTTTCGCATGATCGTCGACGGAGAATCGTCAAAATTTATCTGTCGCATGAGCGTTACATACTCGCTCATGCCTCGCGAGTTTGCCTTTCTGTTGTACTGCTCGACCGCATCCACGAACCCCACGTCGTCGTCTACGAGCGCCGACGCTCTGTCGAGGTCTTCCTTCTTGATGTATCTGAACGGACGTGTGATTGACTTTACGCCTGCCGCGACGTCTTGCGGATCGAGCCCCACCTTGATGTAAGCGAGAAGATCCTGAACCTCCTTCCTTTCGTAGAAGCTCACGCCTCCGAGGATGACAAACGGGATACCCTGCTGTACGAACGATTCCTCGAAAGCTCGAGACTGCGCGTTCGTTCGCATGAGAACGAACATGTCGTTGAACTTGATCCCGTCGGTAGAGAGTTGCTTGATGTGATCGCTGATCCTGCTCGCCTCGTCGTCTTCATTCTCTGCCGCGAAGTACGTTGGAGAGAAGTCGCACTTCCTCGCGGCGTTGACTCTCTTGCTGAACCTCTTCTCGTTGTAGCCGATGAGATCGCTTGCCTTGTAGATGATCTCTGGAGCGCAGCGATAGTTGTTGTTCAGCTCGAGTAGCGTCCCGCCAGTCCTCTTCTGGAAGTCGAGCATGTACTGAGGAACTGCGCCTCTGAATTCGTAGATGCACTGATCAACGTCACCGACAACCATGAGGTTCATTTCAGGCTGAGAAATCATCTCAGCAAGCTTGACCTGTGCGACGTTGCTGTCTTGGTACTCGTCGACGATGACGTACTCGTACTTGCCCTGCTCGTTCTCGAGTAACCGGTTATCCTCCTTCAGCAACATGACTCCGTAGTAGAGCATGTCGTCGAAGGTGATGAGCTTCCGACTATACATGTCGGTCGAGAAGCGGAAGTATGCTTCGCTGTACCGCTCGTCGTAGTCGTGGATCTTGAAGCTCCGCGAGTTCTCGGGAGTGACGAGGGCGTTGCGACAGTCCGCGATGAACTTCTCGACGAGCGTGATGTCGCACTTCTTCCACTTCATTCCACTGAATCCGACGATCTTCTTCAGGATGATCCGTGCGGCGTCCTTGTCGTCGATCTCGAATCCTGCAAACTTGCGATGTCCGCGAATCAGGCTCCAACAATAGGAGTGCATGGTGCGGACGGACATCTCCCGAGTGTCGATGCCCTTCGTCTCGAGCCTGTCCATCATCTCCTGCGCTGCCTTCTTCGTGAAGGTCGTCGCGAGAATGGACCTCGCAGGAACTCCGTCCTTGACGAGTCTGGCGATTCTCTCGATAACGGAAAACGTGTTATGCGACACAATGCCGTTCGCCACGAAGTTATGAGTCTTCTCGATCGTGAGATCGTAGACGTGTTCAGGCTCGCATCGTTCGACCGACACGATTTGGTCGGGGTATAGGTTTGTCAGTAGATGAAGTTTCGACGCAGGTGGAGAATTACACGCCTTGATCAATTTGATCAGTGTGTCTTTTGAAATGCGACGTCTACCTGATTTATAATCGCTGATGCAGATGTCGGAATCATCACACCGAACTTTTGACTTTCTACCGTTCCATCGGCCAAGTTCTTTCCACTCATTGATCATCGTATGCAGATGCTCGCCGACTTCATAGCATCCGACATTTGGATTGGATGGGCGATCAATGAGATCGGCCAAAGCGTCTGCTTTACTTTTCTCGTATCTGAATCCGATTCGATCGGAAAATGTACGAGCATGTTCCCCCGATATCATCAGCTTCCAATATGTGTGATCGTATCCGTCTACGAATTTTGTAGACAGTATCGATACAACACCAAGACCAAGTAGAAGTTGCTGCGTTCCGCGAGCAAGATTTTCTGACGCCGACACAATTTCAACGCATCGTCCACGAGAGTACGAACCATCTGTATCGAAGTAGCCTTGCAAGAACTTGATTCTCTCAGCGTCACTCGATTTGAAAAGCCACGCAGGGATTGTCTTTGTTCTCGCTCCGTGGCACGGCATCAATGTATTCAGACGTGCCCATGCTTCTTTGCTTCGTGACCATGATATTTCGGAACCTTTGTGATATTTTGTGTTTGAGATTTGCCATCCATCACCGGCAAGCATACCAAGAAGATACGCTTCTTCTGGATCGATGGTTGGCGTGCCTGTGCCTATTGCATTACCAGGCCACAACAACACGTCATCGTTGACAGTAAGTTTGTCGAGGCGAGTCCATTGAAATCCGGCATAGTCATTCCACGTCAGCAGGGGATGCTCTGGAGTACCTCGCAGTATGATTCCAGTCCGGGTCGTAATCTTTACGATTTCAGACACGCCCATATCATGGAACTGAATCGAATTGGACGTTCCTAATTCATTATGGACGATATCAACGGATCTTACATCTCGCGTTTCGTTGCATTCGTCAAGTCTGACGACTCCTGATTCCGTGGTGATCAGCGAATCGCCTGTTAGGCACTTGCCGCTTCCAGCCGAGGCTGACACGACAACAGGACCGAAATCCCAATTGATGACAGCTTGTTGTTCTTGATCTGGCGACTGTGCGTTCTTCGCGTACCGAATCTTGGTTGCCATGGTATCTCCTATTATGTGGAAACGTCGTCGGTCCCACGAAGACGCGAAAGCTAATCTTCGTGGGGAAGAATTGTCGGCTAAAAATTCTTGAGCTTGCGAGCGTTACTCGCTCGGCTCGTTCTCGTCTAACCGGTTAGACGTATTCTCGTTCGACCGCGGCGATCGTCGCGTCGTCCGGGAGTCTGTGAACCCACCTTCCATTCTTGCAGACTACCCTCCTGAGCGTCGTGCCGGTCCCGTTCCCCCCGCCAGACCGAGGACATCCGTCCACGAGGAGGATGCCTCCGTCCTTTACGAACTCCTTCTCGGCGGGCGTGAGTCCCGAAACCCACTTCCAAGGATCGGAGCCCCATCCACGACACACGGCATGATCTGCGAATGCGATCCTCATGTGACTACTCCTCCTTCGCCTTGACGATGAAGATCGTATCTGCGAACGGCGCTTCGCGGATACAGTCTGCCTCGTAGTGATAAACCACTCCGGGGCGAACGGCCACGGTGCGATTGGAGATGCCACTCACGAATCCGTTGTCGATGTCGTCGGTCGACACGACGGCGACCGGGCATTCTCCGTCTGGCGACTGCCAGATCACACGCCCGCTATATCCGCCAGACCCGAAATACTGGCACCCTTCGCACAACTCGGGCAATACGTCACCGACGTTCACCGTTCGGACAACTCGATATGGCGACTTCTGCCACTTGTTGGCGACCTCGCTGGCCGTCTGTCCCGTGGACGTGGAACGTTCCCATTCTGCCCATCCGAACTTGCTCTGCTTCATGTTGTCTTTCTCCCGTATTCGATCGTCATGAGATCCAATGCGTTGAGAACGTAGAGAGGACACCTGTCGACCAAGCCCTCGACCAACGATCGCACAAGCGAACTGTCGATCGTGTAGAAGCCGTCCTTCGCCAGTCGAGCGACAACTCGTTCGGCGATATCTCGCTTCATACGCCTTGTGATTGTCATGCCCGCATCTGCTCCACGACGCGAAGAGGACCGATCTTTTTTTTGTCTTCTTCGCTGATAAGAGAGATTGCCGTCTCGGCAACTTCTCGTGTTGCGTATGTGATCGCGACTTCGTCGCCTGACGGTGTGTTGAACGTGATTTCGAGAACCACGTTCTCCGTCGTCATGATCACAAATGTTCGCGTGTCTTCGAGTTCTTTCTTCCTCATGAAGTCACCATCGATCTGACGTAGAACTTCTGAGGTGATCGATCCGCCACGTCAGACGAAACGGCCACTTGATGTGATGATAGTCTCCCATGTCTCACCTGAACGACTTGAGGATTGTGTTGATCAATCCCTGGCCCGAGATCGGGATGCCCTTCTTTCGACTCTCCTTCACGACAGGAAGCAGGATGCTCTGTGCCGACGGGTCGAAGTCGTCGCTCGTGAAGATGTAGGACTTCGCCGCCTTCGCCTGAGCTTCCGCAAGCTCGATCTCCTGCTTCTGCATCTTTGTCGCGAGTAGGAGTTGCTTCGACTTCTCGATTTCGATCTTCGTCGCTTCCTTCTTCTGTGCGACGTTGATCTGAGCCGACGATTCGCTGAACATGATCGCGACTCTCACCACTCCAGCGAAGACGAATGCGACGATCACAGCGAAGATGCTGTTGATCTGCATCGTGAACAGGAAGACCACAACTCCGACGACGATGCAGGCGACGAGCGTTCCGTTTCCAGATTCTTCTGTCGTGTTGTCAGACATTACTGCACCCACCATGCTTGAATGTAGTTTCTGTCTGACGAAACATCGTCGTCGAGTGCGAGATAGACAATGTCCACTAGTCCTTCGCGCAAGTATCCATAGAAAGTTGTATCTCCGACGACTGTTCTCTCTGTCTCCAGACCAGACGAATTCGTCGTCGACGGTGAGAATGTCACCATCATGCGAGTCTTTCGACTTCCTACCTTCGACGATCGAATGTATGCGTCCAGACGCTTGATAGCCTTCTGTGGCGTACTGTAGACGCCCAGCATACCATCTTCTTCTACATGTACCGTGTACACTCTGCTTGCTCGTGGCATTTTATTTCTCTCTCGAATCACGCGGGCGTACTATCAACCGTCCTTCATGTTCTCGATGAACTTGCAGTCCGGGTATGACGTGCATCCTCGGAACACGCCTTCTTCTTCCATCCGGCGACTCGGAACAGCCGTGAACGAATGTGTAGTTCGTTCATGACGGAACGCCTGTCAGACGTTAGAACTCTTGCAGTTCACGTCCGAGTTCGACGAATCGCCGGAACGACTGTCGCCCGATTGCTCGAGCGAGTTGTTCCCTCTTCTTCGACGCCGTGATGTAGAGATTGTGGTTCTCCGAGGTGTTTCCGAACTCGTCGAGAAACTCATAGAGCGACTTCGACGTCATGTCCTCGAGATCGTAGCATTCGCGTGCAAACACTTCGTGTTTGCACGCATAAGTATGAATCTGGTCGAAATGCTTCTCGATCTCCTCGATCATTTCGACGTGATTCTTCAGGCTCGCGCCTCGTCTCATCGCGACGAAGATCGGGTTGTCGCGGAAACCGTCGAGCCTCAGAAACCCGACGCCCTCCTTGTAAACGCCCGAGTGGACAGCGCGATAGTTCTTGAGGACGACGAACGTTGAGGCCACGTGGAACCACGGCTTTCCGTCGGTGACGTCCATGCCGAACGATCGCCCGGTCCACACGAACTGGACATGCTCCTCGTCCATTGCTTCCTTGATGCGAGTGATGATCTGCTCTCTCGTCGTCATTGTCGTTGCTCCTTCACGTCTACGATTACGATGAACACAGCCCTGAAGCCATCCTTCCACGATAGAAGTACTCGCGTATTGGGCGTTTATCTTTCATGACTTCACGAATACTGCACGCTTGTGATTGCGCTTTGCCATTCGGATACAGTCGCGGCGAGTCTTCAACTCGTCTGTGATCGATGCGGCGAATGCGTCGACCGTCTCTCCTTCCCTTCCGTATGGCTTTGGAATCCGTCCTGCTGAGTAGAAGTTCATCGCGTCCCAGTGGACGCTTTGATGTTGGTGCATACGTCCTACCGGGATCATCTTGCGACAGACAGGACAGATGCAGAACAGCCGATGGGCACGCCGACTTCCAGGTCGTTGCTTACGCGCAACCTCCGTCGTGATCAACTCGAACTCTACTCCTCGCACAAAGAAGATTGCGTCGAGGTTCTGCGGGATTGTGCTTGAGTTTGCTTGTTCCTTCGTGCAACCCGCTCGTCGAAGGAGATGCGTTCTTGCGTCGACCCCATTCTCCCTTTCCGTCGGCTTGCCTTCCGACGTGACGTATGTTCCCCAGTGGTCGCACAATTGCACGGCAAGCTCGAGAAGCCGCATGTCTCGTTCGTTGTTCATTGATCATCCTCCAAAAAATTCTTGGGCCTGTGAGCGTTACGCGGTACGAGTAGCGTAACCGGTTATCCTGCGTGAAAGCTCGAGAGGATGATCTCGCCGGGCTTGAGATCGGGGCTTGCCTTGCCGATGTACGTTACGTTGATCTCCTCGATCGGAACCCACCCGCTCATCAGGATGTCGTCGTTGTCCTCGAATCTTGAGAATCCGCCTGGATGGATACGGCAAGCCTCTGCCTTGTCCTTGGCAACGACGACCGCGCCTTCGTACTCGTCCCAACCCGTCGGTCCATCTCTCCTGATGAGATAGAGATTCATTTGACCCTCCATCGCTTGTCGATCTCATCCTCGCTCATATGGATCGGATATTGATCCAACTCATGCCATCCGTAGTACATGCCAATCAGACTGATGAAATCTGCTCTGTCTCTCACAGCCGATTTCGGTTTGCCAATGCGCCGAAGTTCATCCACGGACACGTCGAGGGATTTGCTCATCTCGTCGAGATCGGCCCAGTTGTAATACTCGACGAGATCACCGTTCGGGATCGATTCGCGATATACTGTCGCTCGATCTCCGTCGCTCTCCGTGCCGTGTGTGTACTCGATATCATACGACCCATCCTCACAGCGAAAAACAACCCCTCCTCCGTAGATGGAAGCGTTGACGTCCCCGAACCTGTGAACGATTCTTCTTTTGACGGTCATCTGTTTTCTCCTTGGCCGCACGTCGCGAGAGTCGAACTCGCGCATTGCCTTCCGTGGGACGTGCGGTATTCTGTCTCCTACCACTTCGCCTTGTCGGGAAGCCTCCGATAGATGTTGTCGCATTCTGTTTCCGCCGCCAGTGCTCGGCGGATATTGCCAGACTCTCTTAGTGCCATTGCACGACTCTTGAGCTTGGCATATGACGCCAATGCCTTGACGGTGTCGACGTCGTCCTTGCTTCCGAACATCTTGATAGCGACGCCGTCGACGTCGCTCCTCGCGAGTTCGACGAATGCCTCGAGATATGATTCGGGCATTGCGTCGAGGTTGACGCAATCGAGCATTCCGAGAACTGCCATTCGCGCATGTTCCTTCGCGGTCATCATCTTCTATTATCTCCTTCCGTCGGGCATCCTCGCAGGAATCGAACCTGCGATCTGCAAACCGTGTCGGCTTGCCGTCCTTCCGATTGAACGAAGGATGCGAGTTGTGTAACTGGTTATCTCATCCGCACCTGTCACATTGCTTCTCGATGCAGTCGATGCAGAATGCGTCGTTGTAGTTGTATCCTTCCAGCCCGACGAACGAATACCCGTCGTCGTATGTCTCGAGTCCGACGCTCGACGAAAGGACCGACGAGATCGGTCGTCCACAGTGAACGCAGTGTTCGAGACAGAACTCGCACACTGCATGTTCGCCAAACTTGTGAGCGGGCTCGGAAAGCTCCTCGCTCAACTTTCCCGTCTTGCGATCTTCCCACTTCCAATACGGGTGGGAGTGATACCATTCTGTCCCAGGTTTGCCGGCCTTGTATTCGAGATCTCCGTTTGCATCTCGGAGAATCTCGACTCCGCATCCGTCGCACTTCCACAGCAAGACGGACTCGGGCTTCTCCCACCGTGGACGCGACTCGCGATTCTCGATCGCGAGGATTCGGCCCATGGGATCTTCGTCTCCGTTCTCGACGTCCGAGATCGTCGTCGGCTCGAAGTATCCTGCCGAAGGCTTCTCGCCCTTGCAACATGGGCAGCCTGATCCAACGTTGAAGAGATCGGCTTCCCACTTCTCCATGTCTCCGTTGCGAATCCCGTAGGAATCCCAAGGCTCGCCACAAACCACGCATCGAATATCCATCGTTCCATCCTCCGTCGCGTTGTGTAACCAGTTATCCTAAAAATTCCTTCTCCCGTCCGCGTTACGCGGAACGGGGAAGGGGGACCATAAAGGGGGGAAGGGGAGTCCAGCGACCTTCCTTATTATCTTCGCGCGCCGTCAGGCGCGCCTTCTTCGTGCGCGCCCGTAGTATATACATATACGTCAGGCGCGCCTGAAGAATAAAACATGGAACAAAGTCTACAATCGAAGGATACGAAACGAACATGAAGTCCATCGAGACATACTCATGACTCATGTTCGTGTTCGTGTGACGATACGTCGCGGGGGCGTCTTGGCCCGCGGGGTCTTCAGGCGCGGCGTCAGACGCGCCTGAAGACTAGAACATGGAACAAAGTCTACAATCGAAGGATACGAACATGAAGTCCACGACATGAAGTTCGAGTTCTTGTAGACTTGAACTTCATGTTCATGTTCGTACCGTACAAAAGTTTTATCCTCGGAGCGAAGCGACCCTCACGCGGGCGTGCGTGTTGGTCAAAGTAATTTCAAGTTAGTCATCGCACTCGCAGTCGCTTCGCTCCTGCGAGTGCTTAGTCACAAACACACTCGCTTCGCTCGTGTGTTTGTGGGGGGAAAGATACACTCGAGC